TAATCATATCCTATACCTCATATAATACACTAATACCATATATCATCATTACCTCATATCATATAATACATATCTAAGATACATATACAAGGTATCCCCGGGGGTTTCGAAAATTTGAGGTACCTCAAGGCAATATTTACCTATCACTATACAACATACCACACTACTATATAGCTACTATACTCTAGAGCTACTTGGCTCATTTTAAGGTAATCACAAAAAGGCAATAAAAAGGCCCCTAATCTCCATAAAATCCTCATAATCCCAGTACCATTAATGGCCGCTTATTATATACATATATAAGGTAAAGTAAGTGAAGGTAAAAGGTAATTATAATACAGATATAGTCATATAGCTACAAACGTATGTAGGAGTGTACTATAGCTTTAGTACAGTAGTCGATTAATGGCCCCTTATTTGCCTTTTGCCTAGATACCTTTTATTAGTATATATTATATAGTAGTTGATAAAATAGGCTACGTGTTAAAAAGGCAGTGTACGGTTGTTCGTAGGATGTTGCCTTTTACTGATTTTGTGATTTGTGGGGCAATGGGGATCTCTTAGGGGTTTATATTTGCCTTCAAGGTACCTAGAAATAGGATTTTATAGGTAATCATAGGGGATTATTAGGCAATTATCCTAGTAACTATGTAAGTTATTGCATTAGTATTTATATTATTGATAAATGCAATAATTCTAGGACATTTTGTGATTTAGGGGTACCCAGATTGCCTAGAGCCCCAGTACCTTTATTAGTATTATATATATATATAATAAGCAATAGGTAGGGGATGGGGATTAGGCAAATTAGGATTAAGGCAATCTCCATTCATGGCCTCGGAGATTTAGGCAAATTAACCTAAAGGTACCCCAGCATTATTTGCATATATAATATATTATATGTATATTTGCATAGAGAAAAATAAAGTATTAATCATTTAAAAATATACCGATATGAAAACATCTCAAGCATCCTTCAGACAGAAGAATCCTCAGGCAATCATTAATTCATTGCTAGCCTATCTTTGCACTTATGACTCATATTATCCTTGGTATCAGTATTAGCGATATACTTATGATAATTCTATCACTGACTTTCACTACGATGAGACCGATTACTTCGAACACCTAACTAATCTAATCCAAGATTTTAAGGTAACCGAAATTCTGGTATACTATAATACCGACGATGAATTCTTTACCTTCAATTCTCTCGAAGAGGAACCTATGGCTGATACCGATACTGCCGAGGATACCTACAAGGCCTATGGTATTACCTTCTACCTATTCAAGGATTAACTACATTGCCCCAGGCCTAACTTAGGTACCTGGGTTTTTACTTACGCTAATTTAGTAAGCCCTTATAGGCTATCCTAATCCCTATAGGCTTACCATAGTCCCTATATGGCCTTATTGATTAGGACCTAATAGGTTTATAGAGGGCAATAATAGGGATATAGCTAATCGGCCTTAATTCTTTATCACCTTAGTCGATTAATGGCCTTATCAATATACAGGTATATAATACACTCTTAAGAGGACAGGCATAAGCTATCCATATACATATCATATAGGCCCACTACAAGGCGTGTGAAGATTACCCTTGTGAACCCCCAAAATTAAGTGCAAATATTAAGTGCACAATATTTTTCATTTTAAGAATTTTTCACGAAAATAATTTTGAAAATAAAATTATTCATTTTCTTAAGAATTTTTCACGAAAATAATTTTGAAAATAAAATTATTCATTTTCTTAAAGATTTTTCACGAAAATAATTTTGAAAATAAAATTATTCATTTTCTCAAAAATTTTTCTTGAAAATGTTTGTAGATTAAAATAAAGTTCGTATCTTTGCAATGTGAGAAAAACAAAGCGATATTTGAATGAATTTTTAATTAAAACTTTTTAAGAAAATATTTTTCTAAAAATTTTGTAGATTAAAAAATAGTTCTTATATTTGCAATACAGAAATGAAATAAATACTACCTTATTAGAATAGTTTAAAAAGTCTTGAAAGTCTATTTGAAAAGGTAATAAAAATAATAAATAATAAATAATAAAACTTTCAAGCAATTTAATTATGAAAAATCAAATTAATAACGTGAATGTAGAAAAAGCAAGTGCAAACGCAAAAGCAAATAGTTTGATTGCTTTAGACGTATTGAAAAGCGTAAAAGAAAAAAACGCTGGACTTTTCAAAACTTCTTTAGGAACAAAAACAGAAATTTACAAAAAAGATTTATTTGCAGGCGCAAACGAAAAGCAAATCAAATCGTTACGCAAAAAGTTTAGAAACGTAACTTTCAATTTTCTTTCTTCAATTGCAAACAATGCAGATAAAAAACTAATTGAGGGCTTTATAGACTTTTATAAACAAGTCTATGTTTTAAACGATTTTTCTTTTTCTTCAATTGCAAGCGAAAACACTAAAGAAGAAAAGAAAGCAATTCTAATAAAAGGGCTTGAAATAGTGAAAAACTCTTTGAAATAAAAACAAATCAAAAGAGTGGAGAAATATTTCTCCACTCACTTAAAAATTAAATTCTATGTTATTAAATATATTTTTATTTGTTGGTGTAATTTATTTAGCAATTCAATGTTATAGAGACTTAAAAGAAATTTTGAAAAACGATAACGAAACATTTAAGGATTGAAAGAAAGCAAAGGGATAAATAAAAATCTTTGTCCCTTACTTTTTATTTTCAAATGTTAAATTTAAGGGAACCGTACTCCCCTTTTAGTACCACAACTTTCGAAGCCCTCACATTAAGGGGTACCTTGAAGGCAAATACACATTTTTAGTACCAGGAAATTTTGACACCTCGTATTAGAGGCATACCCAGATATCCCACACCACATACATGCCCACATAACACACAAAGAAGCCAGAGACCTAACATCCCTGGCTTTCCTTTCTATAAAAGGGTATCCAATATCTTCTTAACCCTATCCTTCCCAATAAGCCTTCTACCATTCTTTCTCTCATAAAAGAATACATAATACTTCTGAAGTTCTTTCATCCAAGTTCTACTCCCCCCCTCCAATAATGGTTCTATTCTCATCATATCCTCAGGATTAATCCACATTTGATACCAAACCCTATTACCCTCAGAACACCTTAGGATTCTCTTTTCACTATCATCTCTAATTCTTTCTACTGTTACCATGTTTATATAATTTTTCTCTAGAACCAGTAAATATCAAATCTCTGTGTACATAATCGGAATAATTCAACCTCTTCATCTTCATAGCATAATCCTATGGTAGCATAAAAATCTTCTCCATAGTAAGATCCATCTGTTGCTGCAGTATAATATTCAATCCCCTTTATAGTAATTTGATTAAAGCTTACACTCCTACCAGTTAGAGATTGATCTATTAGAGCATCTTGAATATACATCGCAGGGTTTCCATACTCCCCAGGAGGTAATAATTCATCTACTATATCCTTTCTGATTAGGAGTTGGAAATATGGTATAACCTCAAACTTTTCTTCATCTGTATTAGATACTTTCAGTTCAGTAGTTGGTATACCTTCGGAATCCCAAGTAGTTTTTGAAAAGGTAATATCTATAGGATATCCAGTACCTGAGGGGAAGATATTTCTAGGTACTACTCCAATATTAGCCATAAAGGGTACACCATCCTGGATTATTCTTACAGAAGCCTCTTTCCCTGTTGAGGATCTGATCCTCAACATCTCTTCTCGATCTTCTAGAGAAATGTTAGCTTTTGCATTTACGGTTACTTCTTGATTTCCCATTCCACTCTCTGGAGTGATGTTTAAAAAGTTCTTTTCCATACTCTAAATGATTTTTAAGTTACATATAAGAATAGTTCACCATTATTACACATAGTTAGGTGATTATAAAGGGAGATCTCGAGATCTCCCTTTATACCTTATAACACTAAAAGCTTAAAGATATGAAAAAAGATTTTATTACAGTTAGCCCAGATTCTGGGCAAGGGAATGCGTCAGTAAGTATTACGGCTGATCCTAATACCTCTGCAAAGGATAGGTCCACTAACTTATTAGTAAGAACTGCAGGAGATAAATCCCAAGAGGTTAGAATTTTACAAAATAGTATGCCTTTCTACACTGCTTCACTGATAAAATTTTCTGGTTATCCAAAGAATGTAGGTACTCTGGACTTTATACCTTATTTTAATTTTGTAAATGTGGGTACTAATGATGATGGTTCCAATTATCCCATTTATCATTGTAAAATTAAGATGAATAGCAATTATGACTTCAGTTCAGATATCAAATACTTTCTGATGTGTACTTTTAGAGAAGATCTGTTAGAGGATTATGAGCTTGAACTAGAAACACCCAGTGAATCTAGATCTCTCACACTTAAAAGTTCAGTTAGTGGATTAGGTCTTAAAAATTACGAAGGGGAAATATTCTTAAGTAATGGTACTGGTATAGTAGATGAGGTATCTTTACGATTGACTAATAAGAATGATGCCTATGATTATAGGACTCTATATCAGATAGTTTTTAACTAAAAAAAAGATCCCGGATTACCTTCTCTAAGGGTCCAGGATCTTTAACGGATCAATCTATCTTTCTTATGAATGAAACATTATATTATAGTATTTCTTCTTTTTCTTCTTTAGATGTTTCTTTCATGTGACCAAATATTGGGCAATCCAATCTAGCTTCTCTTTTAAATTACGAATAATGCAATTACCCAGAATGCTAAGGCAAATGTAAGGCCTATTTTATTCTTTTCCCAGAATTTGCCCTGATTAAAGTAACAACCCAGATAAATTAAAGGAAAGAATAATACTCCAAATATGATTATAACTGGGAATAGGATCAAGAACAGTACGTACTGTATAAGTTCTTGAGTACTAGCAGACCAACCTCTGTAATTGTTGTTTGAATCGAAATAATGTCTCATAATCTCAAATGTTTTAAGTATCGGATTAAACAATATATTGGGAACAAAGGCAAAACTAACCAGATACTGATGAAAGTAATGAATTCATTTAAACCCAAGTATCTCTTACAAAGCTTAGTAAGAATCACTGCTGGCAAAAAACAAACCGCATATACTGTGTAAAGAATCACCCACATTATTTTTCTTCGATTAAGTTGATTACCTTGGATAATTTGCCTTGAACCTTCTCTAATTTAGAGATTTCCCATTCCTTAATATCTTCTCCATAAGAGGATAATTTCTCTATGGATCTTTTGATAGAGAAATATGCCTTGAACCTTTTAAACCTTTCCTCATTTTCAGGATTCATTGGTAAGGCAAATCCCTGAAGATTATTGCCTACTCTTTTATAAATTCTATCCAAGTTAGGCAATCTAGTTACCTTTACCTTATTACTCAGAGTAGCAACTCCCTCTTTTTTATCTACTGAAACTACTTCTACTTCTTCCATCAAGGTAGGATTCTCTGAATTTGAGTAGATTACCTTTGTTCCCTCTTTTAATTTTTCTTTCATAATTCGTTTGATTAATTTGTTTATGCAAATATACTAAATTTATTTGATTATTGAAAATTATCTATTTTATTTTTAATAAATTCATAGGCATTGCCTTGGTAATCTTCTAGCATTTTGTATTCCTGTGGAGATAGAAATACTCCGTTTACTTTAAAAAGTTTTCTTAGATGCTCCGGTATAGTGCCCTGGTGAGTGATATTATTATATCTGATAATGTATAGCTCCTTCTTACTTCGATCTATGACCCCTAAAGTGTTTATTGGTTGGAGTTTAGTTTGGTAAATTCCCCCGAAAGCTGAAGGAACCATTAAAATATCTCCGGGTACTCGAGTTATCCAATGAGAATAATCTGGAGTAATCACTGCAATTTTCTTCTCTTTTTCAAGCTTTTTATCGTATTCCAAACGATTAAACCAAAAAGCACAGCTATAACAAACATCCTGAGCTTTCATAAGTTTAGGGATCTCTCGATTTATATCAAAATCCTCTAAATTAATGAGTTTGCCACATATACGGCATCGATTCATCCTATTCATATTGCATTATTTATAAGTTATATGGAATAATAGAACACAAAGAACTTAGAAAATAAGGATTTGAGCAATACTGTTAGATGTTTATTGAACTTAAAACACTAAAGTTATGAAAGATAAATTAACGAATGAGATGATTAAAGATCTGGCTAACAGATTGGGTATAGAACCAGCTCTCTTAAAAGCAGTACAGATAGTAGAAGCTGCTGGTAGAGACGGATTTTTATCCGATGGTAGACCTCAAATCCTTTTTGAAGGACACATTATGTACAAGGAATTTCACAAAAAATTCCCAGATAGAGACTTAGATTATCTTTGTAAGAGATTTTCTACGGTATTTTATCCAAAATGGGATAAATCGAAGTATTTTGGGGGCTTAGGAGAGTACAAAAGGCTCGAATTAGCTAAGGAAATTGATGAAGAATGTGCTTTAAAAGCTACAAGTTGGGGAATGTTCCAGATCATGGGATTCAATCACAACCTATGTGGATGTAAAGATGTCTTCGATTTCGTTCATAAGATGTCAGAATCTCATGAAAAACAACTGGAATTGATGTATTATTTCATGAATAACTCGGGTTGTTTGAAAGAACTCAAGGAAAAAGACTGGGCAGGATTTGCCAAAAAATATAATGGCCCTGGATATGCCCAGAATGCTTACGATCAGAAATTAAGAAATGCTTACGAAAACTTCAAAAATAAGTTATGAAAAGATGTCACTTCAATAATTGGTTAGCAAAGTTGATTCTAGCCAAGAATTACACAGCAATAACCCTATTTTTCAACTCATTCTTCAAGTATGATGAAGAGGTATATGAATGGGATAATATAAATCATGAGTGTATTCATCAGGTACAACAGATAGAATGCTTTATCCTGGGATTGATTATTGGTATCATAGTAGCTGGTTTAGGAGCTCCCTGGTGGATTATTCCTATAATTGCTTTTGGATTCTTCTACCTATGGTATGGAATCGAATATCTGATAATTTTGGCTTTTGCAGGTTGGGATAAGCAGAATGATCGATATCACGATGTAAGTTTCGAAGAAGAAGCTCATTCAAATGATACTAAATGGGATTATCTCAAAGAAAGATTACCATTTTCATGGATGTCTTACATAAAACTGAGAAGCTACAAGAAATGAAAAAATTAAAAGTATTAGGGGTGTCTGCTGGTGCAGGCATCCTTTTGTTCCCTTTTAGAAAGAATTTGATAGCTAATATAGAAATTAGAGGAGTATTTTATACTAAGGGTCTAGAACAGTGGAAATTAAACTTTGGGAATATACCCTATTATAAAGATGGAACTTTTCCAGACTGTAAGCCAGACATTATACTTTCAAGCCCAGATTGTGGAGCATCCTCCATTATGAGGCTTTCAAAAGTAAAAGAATTGGGCAATCCCCAAGAGAATAAATCCCTGAATCTAGTGATTCAATCAATCTTACATTATAAACCTAAGATATTTCTTATTGAAAACTTGCCTCGTTTGCTATCTCTGCTACCAAAGGAATATCTTCAAAAAACTTTCGAAGACTATAAACTTATTTTTCACGAAAGGTCGGTTTCTGATTATGGGAACTCACAGTTATCACGAAAGAGATTACTTATCATCGGAGTACATAGAAAAACCGGTAAGAAATATTTGAATGCTTTCAATGAAGTATTTCAAGTAAAAAACCCAACAATTACTAGAAATCTACTTAACGATTACCAGAATCCATTAAATTATAACATACCCTTGAATAAAACCCTGGCAATGTATGACTATCGAAAACTTCCCGAAAAGAAAAATCTTACAGTAAAGAAAATACATAGACTTTGGGTAGGAGCATTCCATGCTGAAAAGAAATGGCCAATCAAAACAGCAAAGATGAGTACCCTCCCAGGAGTATACAGATTGGAAGAAGATAAATCTCCCTTAACACTGAGACCTGCCGATAGACAATTCCGACCCGATGGTTATCCTCTTGGGATTTTGGATTTCAAGGCAATCATGGGATTTCCTAAACCCTACAAGATTTTCATGGATGAAGGCAATTATCTTTACTGGCTTAACAAGGCAAGGTATACAATTGCCAAAGGGGCAGTTGGAGAAATTGGGATTTGGTTTAAAAGGTGCATTAGAAACGCCTCCGATAAGTAGACTATTGGATTATACATATATATATATATGTATATATATATAACTAACTTAATACCATAAATATAATATGAAAACTTTACCAAGATTACCTGAGGATTTTATTAAAAACCTACCTGGTTCTAAAGTGAAATTAATATATAAATTAATGAAGTTAGAATCAGAAGTACTAGCTGAAGAATCTAAACTTAGTAGTGCTTTAGCTTCTTACTACTGGAGTTTGAACCCAAATTTAAAATCGGTTTCAAAAAGCCGATTTTTATTGCCTAAAATGTTAAAATCATTCGAAGCTAAGAAGATGGAATATTTAAATTTACTAGATGCTTGCGCCTCTCAAATAGAGGGTTGGTATGAAGCTATTTCACCAAAGTTGGTTGAAAAGAAACCGAGTAAGGCCCTAATATTAGGAGAAAATATTACTAGAAAGCATGCTAGGAGCTTAAAGACTAAGAGAACTAAGGTAAGTTGATGATTTGATTAAATGTTAAAAGACTTTAAAAGTGTCAAAAAGTACTAGAAGGGAAAAACTTCCTCCCTTTCAGGGATTCCTTCTTAAAAACCTTCTATACAATTAACCTCAATAGGTAGGTATCAATAATAATCATTATTCATTCTACCTACATTGGTTGATTCCATCAACCAATGTAATCAATGGTTGTATACAACCATTGATTGGAAGTATATTATTTTGTATTCTTCTTTATTCTTCTTTTTTTAGGAGGTTTTTTTTCTTCTTCTTTTGTACTGGGTTTATTAAAGTTTAATGTTAGTTTATGAAGAAAGCCAAAAATATCGTTACGTTAATACTAATAGGATTTACTATTTACCTTTGCTTCAGGAATTACAAACTTTCTCGAGAGGTTAATTCTCTGGAACAATCGGTCAATGAAATCCCAGATACAGTTTACATCAAGAAACCCTTTAAACCTGAGAAAAAGTTCTCAGAAGAAAAAGAACCAGATAGAATCTTAGTTTACGGTAAGAAGCAGTCAGACTCTCTTCCTGATAATTCCATAAGACAGCCTCTAATCAGTAAACAAGATTCTCTGGTTCAATTGGTTTTAAAGAGGAATAAATTGAACTTAAGTCTACTCAATAAGGAATCCAATACTTATTCAACTAGATCATTCCAAATCGACCTGAATAAGTACAGTTATAACTGGTATGAGGGTCAATTAACCCAGAAAAGGATAAAGAGATTTTCACTTAATCCTTACATCTATGGCAAATACAGACCTTTCAACAATCTGTTAGACATGGGTACTGGAATTGAGTTCAAGACTAACCGATTTAATTACAAACTCGGAATCAATGCTTTCTACTACCCGAAATTCCAATCGGGAATAGGTACTGATTTAGAGTTTTCAGTTCAATATAAATTTTGATATGGCAAAAAAGATTATAACAGAAAATACAAACCTTACAAGAGAGGAATTAGAGATACTGGCTAAAGTTCCTAATGATGTATTTCTCTTTAGTCTCTTTTGTTATGTGATACACCCAGTAAGAGGAAAGGTAAGATTCGAACTATATCCCTATCAGAAATCGGTATTATACCAGTTCGTAAAAGAGAGATTCAATATACTACTCAAATTTCGTCAGGCTGGTATTACAGAACTTATTTCTATGTACTGCCTTTGGTTAGCTATGTACCATCCGAATAAGAAGATAAACATTATCTCTATTAAGGATACAACGGCAAAAAAGGTACTCAAGAAGATTAAGTTCATGTATAAGAATCTTCCCTGGTATCTTCAAACTCCGATTATAAATGGTAGAGCTGGAGAATTTGGATCTGCTTCTATGATAGAATTCGATAATGGGTCTTTCATAGAATCTATTCCTACCTCTTCAGAAGCCGGACGTTCAGAATCCCTTTCTCTTCTGGTTATTGATGAGGCTGCTATTGTAAGATGGGCAGCTCAAATCTGGGCCGCGGCTTTTCCAACTCTTTCATGCTCGGTTGGCTCAACTCCTGTCTTTTTAAGACATTATGAGGAAATTAAAAAGGGATATCCAAAACCAATAACCGAGCAAATTAAATTAAGAACTCTTTGCCCCAAACAAAAAGGAGTTTTAGATATATCTAACTTAGGATATTATACTTTAACTCATACTGGTTCATGGAAAAAAATTCTATGGACCCAGAATAAGGGTAAATTAGAGACTTGGTTTGTAAAAGATAATCGAGGTAAAAAAGCTGGATATACCCCAAAACATAGATTATTTACTACTAAGGGATGGAAAACTGTAGAAGAGATCATTGATCAAAATCTGAATATCATTCAAGCTGATACTAAAGTAGATCAACTTAAGCTACATAAACAAGTAAAAGCTCCTTCTAAAGAAATCCTAAAACCAATAGAAGAATTTCCAGGTTATTTTGTATCAAATCTTGGTAAGGTATATTCTGATTCTCCAAGAAGAGGTTTTTATGAATTAACTCCCAGACCAAATAAAGATGGCTATCTGAGAGTTGCTCTTAAAAAAGCTGGAGTAAAAAGAGGAACAGGGTCAACACGTAATCAAGGAAAAGGTAAAACATTTCAAAGATCAGTACACTTATTGGTTGCAGAAGCTTTCCTTGGGCCTAAACCTAATCCAAAATCTCAAGTAGATCACATAAATAACCAGAGAGATTGTAATCATATAAATAATCTTAGGTATATATCAAGTTCTGATAACGTTAAGAAAAGTTTTGAGTATAATCTAAATGCAACCATATTCGGCATTCAAGGTGATAAATTGCCAAACCTCTTAAAAAGAGGTAGAATTTTAGAAATGGCCGAAGAAGGTTTCTCTTATAGAGAAATTGCTAGAGAAGTATATCCAGAATATAAACAAGCTCATAAGTTTGTTAAGAGAATCTTAACTGAAAGAGGTTCAAGGGTTTATATCTCTAAATTACAAGTAGTAAAAAAATGCCAAAGAACCATTTATGATATTCATGTAGAAGATGATAATTCTTATATATCAGCTAATAACTACATCAATCATAATACTGGTGGATCGGCTATCGTAAACTCTACACCCTATGGCGTAGGGAACTTTTACCATTCTACTTGGGTAGATGCCATTGCAGGAGGTAACCCATTTAACCCAATCCGGTTATATTGGCAAATGCACCCAGAACGAGATGAAAACTGGTATAAGCAAATGGCTTCTGCTCTTGGCCCAAAGAGAACTGCTCAAGAAATAGATGGTGACTTCTTATCATCAGGAAATACAGTCTTCGATTTAGCTGATATAAAGGCTATCGAAGACTGCCTTAGTGATTACCCAGTTATTAAGAAAAGGTTTAATGGTCAGTATAGGCAATATCTTGAACCTCAATCAGATAAAGAATATTTTATCGGGGCAGACGTTTCAACTGGTAGAGCTTCTGACTACTCAGCTTTTACTTGTATGGATAAGCAAGGAGAAGAACAAGCAGTATTTAAAGGTAGAATCCCTATAGATAAGTATGCTAAACTTCTGGGAGATACTGGTCAATTATATAATTGGGCAACCATTGCCCCAGAATCCAATGATGTTGGTATGGCTGTAACTACCAAGCTTCAGGATGAAGGATATCCCAAATTGTACTACTATCAAAAGATGCTGAAGAAAAAGGGTAAGAGTAGACCAGAGGTAGATAAATCTCCAGGATGGTTAACTACTCAAAAGAATCGTTCAGTAATCATCGAGAATCTTGAACAAGATATTCGAGAAGAATACGTTATAATAAAGGATCCATTCTTCGTTCAAGAAGCATATACCTTTATCTATGATGGTTTAGGTAGACCAGTAGCAATGGGTAAGCATAGGGCAAACAATTCAGCAGTAGATATAGATCTTGAAGGTGATGTCTATTCTGATGACTCTATTTTCGGAAAAGCAATATGCAATCATATACGAAAAGGAAAGACTAACATAATTGTACAACCAAAATGAAAAAGATTAGTTTCAAATGGCCATTTGGGAAGAAAGATCCTCCCATTATGCCACAGGCTGAAGGTAATAAAAAATCTAACAATGTTCCTTCAGTATCTCCAGGTAGGGTATCGGTTCCAGAAGATTCTAATTTTATTTCTTCCTTAAAAGGGCTTACTTATATGGTAAGTCCTTCTTTCCGTACAGAGATAATACCTTTCATTCGAGATCTATATAAGGTAAATCCGGATGTGGGCATTGCTCTTCAGGATATGTTTAAGTTGTCTAATACCGGTCACTTAATTACATTCCCTAATAATACGGATGAGGAAGCAAGTAAGATGAGAGAACATCTAAAGAATGCTACCAAAAAATGGTCAACGTATTCTGCTGGGATTGATGGATTAGTAAACAAAATGATAGTTCAACTCTTAGTTAGTGGGGCTATTTCTATTGAATGTGTTCCCGATGATAAACTAGAAGGATTAGCAACTATCCTATTCCTAAGACCTGAGAATATAGTATTCAAAAGGGAAAACAATGGAGTTTACCAACCTTACCAAAAGAACGTAGCTTTTACCAATAATCGGAGAGAAGACTACATAAAGCTAAATACAGAAACCTATATTTATTCCGGTATGTTTAATGATACAGATGAGCCTTATGGGATTCCTCCTTTTATGACTTCTCTTGATTCATTAAAAACCCAACATGATATGAAGATTAATTTCAAGCATATTATGGAAGTTGCCGGTATGATTGGTTTTCTTGAAGCTAAGATGGCAAAACCTGATCAGATGGCAAGTGAATCTGCATCAGCTTATGAGAACCGATTAAATCGAATCCTTTTAAACCTTAAAAGAAATCTTCGGGAAGGATTAAAGGATGGTATAGTTACTGGTTACATTGATGATCATGAATTCAAGCTTAACTCTACTACCAAGGAATTGGGTAATATAGAGAAGCCTTGGAATATGAACCAACAATCAGTAGCTAATGGTTTAGGAGTTAATGGTTCTATCATTGGGGTATCATCTACTACTGGTGAAGGTGCAACTGGCATAATGTTATCTAAGATGATTAGCCAGTTAAAAAATATCCAAATGATTGTAGCTTACGTATTGGATAGAATTTATTCTCTAGAACTGCGTCTGGCAGGTTTTAATAATAAGGGGATAAAGATTGATTGGGGAACTTCTACCGTTTCTGATGAAGTTAAAATCCAACAGGGTCTCCAATATAAGATACAGAACCTTGACTTATTATATAAGGCAGGTATCATTAGCCAAGATCAATATGCTTGGGCAATGGGCTATGATTCACCCGATGAAAAAGAACCAAGAGTTCCTTTAGAAGATCAGGATGGTAATACTGATCCCCAAGAGGGTACTAAAAAGAAACAAAGGCAGGCTGACAAAAACCAATCTGCTCGTAGATCAAGAGATAAAACTAACCCGGCTCCTTCTCGAGGAGACCAAAATACTAAAGCAAGATGAGTAAATTTACAAAGAAAAACAAAGAGCATCTTGATTCTATGGTGATAGGTCAAGGCCATACCATTATGGCTGGGTATATACCAGAAGCAGTGGGAGCCCAGGCTTTCTCAGAGAATTATTACAAATGGAAAACTCCTACACCGGATTCCATTGCTCAATTTGGATTTTGGGGAGGTGATATAGATTATAATACCTATTATCCTAACCTTGATAAATCGGAATTAACCCCAAAGGATGAAGAGTTTATTGAACCGATGTTCCGATTACTTTCAGAAACTATCGTATCGAAGAATTGGAATCCTACAGACTTTAGTCAGAATGGAGTATTAAAGGCTTCTATGAAGATGTTGCTTGGGCAAACGATTAATTGTGATCATGAAACTAATATAGGTAATGCTATTGGTGCTGTATCACAAGTAATGTGGCAAGAAGCCTATAAAGATGGTAGCTTTACTATACCTGCTGGTATCAATGGTATTCTGAAGATCGATGGTAAGGCAAACCCAAGAATTGCTAGAGGAATCCTCATGGAACCACCATCAATTCATAGTAACTCTGTTACAGTACAATTCAAGTGGGATAAATCCCATCCTCAAATGGAGGATAACGAATTCTATCAGAAACTTGGTACTTATGATTCTAAGGGAGTTATGGTACGTAGAATAGTTACTGAAGTAGTTCGTTATCTAGAGACTTCATTGGTTTCACATGGAGCTGATTCATTTGCCCAGAAAATTGGTTCAGATGGTAAAATCATTAACCCTACTTTTGCTAAAAGAACTTGGGCATCTTATGAAGAATATCGGGATGATAAATCGAAGCAATATTTCTTTACCGATTACAAATCAGACATGAGTATGTTTCAGGAAAATAACGATACTCAGGGTTCTTTTAATGATAACCAAGAAAACCAAAACAATAAAAATAATGGTATGAACAAAGAATTAAGAGAATTTCTTGAAAGCCTTTTTGGGAATAATATGCTTACCCTTGAAGAAGGTAAAGAGATGGATCAGGAGAATGTGATTGCCTGTATCCAGAACTTGGTATCATCCAAAAACACTTTGCAAGCTTCTGTTGATAGTCTCAATACAGAGAAAACTTCTCTCACTGAGCAGATCAATAAATTAAATACAGAAGTAGCAAATCTGACGGAAATGGCAACTGTAGGAAAGAATCATATTGCTTCTCTCCGAGAAACTGCCGTAGAAACCTATAGGAAGTTAATGGGTGATAAGGTAGATGAAACTATCGTAACTATGCTCAATTCTGAAACTACTGGTATCAATACTTTGGTATCACTTACCAAAGATTACCAGGCAAGATTGGAAGAAAAGTTCCCGATGGTTTGTTCAAAATGTGGTTCACATGATGTTAACCGTGCTTCTTCAGTTTCTGAAGGTGAAGATGGTAAACACCAAGAGGATACCGCTTCTAATAAGGAAAATTCTACAGACCAAGTTTTCGAGAGTCTGTACAAACAAAAGTTATCACGTAAAAAATAAAGGTTATGGAAAAGACTAATATTGTAAACATGGACCAGCCGATGACTCTCTTTGGTTCTAAGACTCCGAAGACTGTAATCTACAAATCCGAATCACATAAGCTTCACCAAGCTTTCACTGTAAAGCAGGGAGAAAAAATCGTACAGGGAGTTCCTGTATCACTCACTGAAGAAGGCCAAATTAAGGTATATGCCGATGGCGAAGTATTCTTGGGCATTGCCGTAACAGATAACGTTAACCCGGCTTATCAGGGTCAGAGAAACTTCCCTGTTGAGGTAACAGTAATGGTAGAAGGATATGCCCTTTGTAACTGGGTATCCAATGCCGAAGTTAAATGTGGTTATGTTAAACCTTCTGGAGAACTGCTCAATTTTCGGTTTGTAAAAGCAGATCAGTCAGATGCCGAGACTCACTTCATCGCTATTACTCCGGCTGATGAAGCAAATGAACTTATCCAAGTACTCATCCGCTAATTTCAAAGCAAAGATATGGAAAAACAAGATTTATCAAAACTGACACAGAAGGATTTCATTAATGAATTGCCTTCAATGGTATCCCTGATGGATTCTTACCGTTCTGGTAGTAACAACAGAAAACCTATCGAAATCACTCTTGGTGAAGTAGCCGAGGGTAAATGGGGAATCTCTCAAGATGAGCTCTTCGAAAAGATTGGTATCAATCCTCATGTTGATACAATGGAAAATATCTTCACTATGCCTCAACAGAATATCCGTTGGATCGTTCCGGAAATAATTCGCCAGGCAATTACTCTGGGTATGCGTCAAGCACCTTTTTATCCCGAGATAATTGCTTCTGATCAATCTATCAACGGTCTGTCTGCTATCATGCCGATGATCAACATGTCAGATGCTGCACCTGCAAAGGTAAACGAAGCTGAAACTATTCCTTTGGGAGAAGTAAGCTTCGGACAGAAGTCAGTATCTTTGTTCAAGATCGGTAAGGGCTTTAAGATGACCGATGAAGTTAAGAACTACGTTTCTATCGATGTTTTGGGCATTTATCTCCGTGATTTTGGTATCCAGTTGGGCTATGCTATGGATACCTTGGCAATGGACGTAGTAATTAACGGTAACAAACCAGATGGTTCAGAATCTGCTCCGATTATCGGTGTATATGAAACTGCCCAAGGAATTACTTACAAAGACTTGCTTCATATTTGGGTTCGTGCTGCTCGTATGGGTCGTAACTTCCAAACTATGATTGGTGGTGAAGACCAGGCAATCGAATTGCTGAACTTGCCGGAATTCAAAGATCGTCACTCTGGTACAACCCAGGCTACTTTGAATGTGAAGTCTCCGGTTCCCAGTAGTGCTAACTTCTACATCCACCCGGGAACACCTAACCAGCAGTTATTGCTGATTGATACTTCTGCTGCCCTGATTAAGCTTACAGCTCGTCAGTTGATGTTGGAATCAGAAAGAATCGTTTCTAACCAAACTGAAGCAGTATATGCAAGCTTGACTACTGGCTTCTCTAAGATGTATCAAGATGCTGCTCTCTTGCTGACTGCAGATAAGAAGTTCACTGAATTCGGATTCCCCGATTTCATGAATGTGGATCCTTATCTCTTGGTAAACCTTGAGTAATACCGGTTTTCTTCATTTCCAAGTTTTTGTTTTTAGGGGTAGTCTTTATGGGCTACCCTAACTTTTTATAACACCCAAATCTTACAACAATGGCTAAATTATTTACAGTAACTGTGGGTTCAAGAGCTTATAGCTTTCATGATCAATCTACAGGCATCACAATTGCAAGAGGAGAAGTTAAAGAATTAAGTTCTCGTCAGTTTAATTCTAAGAAGATTCAATTGGCTTTGGCTTCTGGTCATCTTATTATGGTAGTAGACAAAAATACTCAACATTCTAAGTATACTGATGATCAGATCGAAAAGTTGGCAAAGAAACTCCAAGCTCAGATTGCCAAAGGTATGACGGTAGAAAAGATCGCTAAGGGCTATTCCTTAGAGGAAGTAAAGCTAATTGCAAAGAAATACGGCTTCGAGATCGAAGATACCGATACTGCTGAATCTCTGATCCAGGCAATCATTGAGGATTCTGAGAGTCACAAAGAAGAAGAGTAATCACTCATTTAAAATATAAGAGTTATGAAGAAGTTTATTTTTATGTTTATGGCTTTGTTAACCTTAGCCATACCTGCATTAGCTGCTGAGGATATTGGAATTGCTCCAGCTTCCGAAGTAGTTATAGATGTTGGCTCATTCACTGGAATAGTAGCTTTAGTATCTATGATTGCTACTCAGATCTTAAAGGTAATCCCAGCTATTAAGGAAAACAAACTGGCAAAGATCGGTATATCAGTTGCCGTCGGTATTATAGTTTGCATGGTATGCTGGGTATTACAGGTATCACCTATATTAATTAGCATGGAATGGTGGGTAGCTCTATTATACGGCTTAGCTGCTGGATTAAGTGCTTGCGGATTCTATGATATCATTAAAGCTATCTATAATACGATTATAAAACCAGATAAATCCAATTAGGTATGGGCAAACTAGACTTCGTTTACACTACGTCAGGTCTAGAAGCTTCATTCCGAGTAATATCCAAAGTCCCAGTTAAGGCCATACTTGATTGGGACTTTGGTGATGATAAGGGAGAGGTTTTCAATGGTAAAAGGCATGAATCCTATTCTTATGAGGAATCAGGTTTTTATACTGTTACCCTGACTGTTTCAGATTCCAGTGGTTTGAATGAAACTATTCAAAAAACCATTGTCATTTGTGATTATGCCCATACTACTCTTCCTGATAGTATCTATAATCTCATTGACAATTACCTTCCAAAAGAAATCGCTGAAGAACTAACTCAAGAAGAGAAAGCTCTTTTCATTCAAAAATGGCAATTGTATATTGGTCCTCTAGTAACACATTTAATTCCACCAGATAAATATAAAGACGAATTATGGTATGAGGCACTAGAAAATCAGCTGATTATGGAATTAGCGGTATTCGATTATCTTCAAGTCCAATTACTTAAACTTTTAACCAACACCGGAGAATCACTTAGTGAAATCACTAAGCCTGGTGGTAATGATTCTGAAGATGGTGGAGCTAGAGGGGATAGAGTTAAACAAATCACTACCGGTCCTACTGAGGTTCAATTCTATGATTCAGTATCTGATAGTATTAGTTCTCTTTGGAAAACATTCTCAAATGCAATGCAACCAGGAGGAGTAATCGATGAACTTCGGAAAAACATTTGTACTCTAGCTGAAAGGTTAGAGATATTCTTACCATTCTGTAGACAACCCTATTCACCTGTAGTACCAAGAGTAGTAGATCGAAGAATTGTTACTCAACTGGCAGGTCCTAATCCTACAGCCCCCTTGAATAGAGGTTCATTCAAATTAGTTAAGAAACCCAGATCATGACTAAACCAATCTCTAGATACTTAAACAATAAAACCTGGGATAGATATAAACGTATCATCACAGAGTTTATAGATTTCGATGCAGGAAGGCAAGATATTATATGGGCAAAAAAGGTAAACCAATTCCTTGATCATGCCGAAGATAGTTTACCTTCTTATTATGAAATTCATATTGAAGCCCTTTGTTATTATAACTCTTTTAGGAATTGGCCAATCAATAAGGCAACTGTATCTGGGGAACTGGATGATGAAAACCTTTCGATACTAATTTCTAAATCATATATAGAAAGGCTTGGGTACCTTGATGAACACGGGTACTGGAGATTTAATTGGTCAGAAGATAGGTTCATCATAAATGGGATAGTTTATAAACCCGATGGTGATACCCAGGTAGCTCAAGCAAAAGACGAAGCTCTGGTCTTCTTGGTTATTCTTAAAAGAGACCGTGACACAGTTGTAAACTTTATAGAACAATAATATGGCACAGTTATTACTGAGATGGACAAAGGTTACTTTCAATAACCAGGAATGGTATGATAGTAATATAATAATCCTAAATGGTAATTCTGGAGTACATCTAGAGGTTGATGGAACAGGGAATTATATATCAGTATTTCAAAGTATGACTGGTATTAATTTCGTAACCCGGCTTCAAGATTACTTTGGACCTGTTTGGGATATGATACTTCCTTTCCCAGGAATAGGCCAGGCAATTAAATTGAGAGTAAATAAGCTACCTACCTTCGGTATTATTAAAGGCGATGTTCAAGATGGAGGAGATGGTGATGCTACTGACAATGCTTTTGCTGGTTCAGAAGGAATCCTATTCTGTGGAAAGGGTGGAGAATATTTCTTAGGGAAACCTAAGGCAGTTGGTTAATTATTTAAAACCTTATACCTATGTATACAAGTAAGTATTATACTGTTGAAGAAATCGATGAGAGACTTAAGCAGGGTTATCTCAATGATGCCACTGAACAAGGCTTTGTCGGTACTATGAAAGAGTTCTGGGCTCTCTTTCTTTCGATTGCCAATAAGGTAGATAAGAAAGAAGGCTATGGTTTGTCTCAGGAGGACTTTACCACAGAACTGAAAGATAAGTTAAATTCTCTTTCTGGAGAAATCCCAACTAAGGTATCCCAGTTAGAGAATGACCTTAAGTTCCAAACTAAAGAAGAAGTAGAAAAGTATATCAGCGACCTTATAGATGGTGCTGATGGAGCATTGGATACTCTTAAAGAGTTGGCAGATGCCCTGAACAATGATCCTAACTTTGCTACTAACCTTACTAATAAACTTATTGAGATTAGAGATGCCCTTACTGCTGAAGTTAATCGAGCAAAAGCTGCTGAAGCTGCTCTGCAAGAAGGTCTCAATGAAGTAGATACAAAAATCGAAAAAGCTCTTCAGGGTCTTACTGATACCATTGATAAAACTATCAAGGACATCAAGGATTCAGTCAAGGCTTTAGAACAGAAAGTAGATAAAAATACCGAGGCTATTTCTAATGTAAAAGTGGAGGTAGCTGGCCAATTAGCTGATTTCAAGGTAGAAGTTCATAAGGAAATCGATCTTGAAAAAGAGAGAGCTATTACTGCCGAGAATGCTTTGCAAAGAGAAATAGATAGCCTGAAAAATGGCTCATCTAATGATAAGGCAGAATTAGAACAAAAGATTCAGCAAGAGGCTACAGAACGAGCTCGTGCTGATGAAGCTTTGCAACAGAACATAGACAATGAAGCTAAAGCTCGTGAACTTTCTGAAGAGGAAATCAAAAAAGCTCATCAGAAAGATATTGAGCGTATTGATGGTGAAAAGGTAAAATGGGATAAATTTCCTACTTCAGAATTGCCCAATAGAAAGGGTATAGTTCTTGAAAATGGGGATCTCATCTTAGGCAAAGATCTTAAGGGAGATACTTTGCCATTAGTTCAATTGAATCGTTGGGGTATAATAGATGCTGGTTCCCCCAAGGCTCCATATAACATCAATACACCCCAGGGAGAAAGACCCACTATTCAAGAAGCAGGGCAAACTGGAGAACAAGCATATCACATGGCTTATCAAGAAGATCTGGCTCACATTAGTGAAGAGATCGATGAAAAAGTTAAAGCTGAGGCTGATGCTCGAAAAGCTGCTGATGAATTATTGGTAAAGAAAGAAGAGGGTAAAGAATTATCTTCTAATGATTTTACTGATGAATTAAAAGCTAAGCTAGAAGGTATAGAAGAATTTGCTAATCGTATCACTAATGTATCTCAGTTAGTAAACGATTCTAAGTTCCAAACTGAAGAGGAGGTAAAAGCTGCTATTGAAGGTATTATTGGTTCTGCTCCAGATGTTCTTGATACTCTTAAGGAAATTGCCGATGCTCTGGGTAATGACCCCAACTTTGCTACTACCATCACCAAGAAGTTGGCTGCTTTGGCAGAGCAAATTAACCAAGAAGTAGAAGATCGTACAAATGCTGTATCTCAAGTACAAGGAGACTTAGATACCAAATATCAAGAACTTTCTTCTAAGATCACTCTTCAAACTGAAAACCTTAATAAGGAGATTTCAGATCGTAAGGAAGCCGATACTGCAATGAAGTTAGAGATAACCAATCTTGGAACTTCTCTTACGGCTTTGGGAACGGAATTGAGACAGATTATCAATCAGAATTACCAGACTCTTCAGCAACAGATTCGTGCTCAGGATGCTCTTATCCAAGAGAATACCCAGGCTATTCAGACTAACCTATCTTTGATCCAGTCTTTACAGACCAAGGTAGATACTAATGTTAGTGATGTAGATAAACTGAAGAAAGATCTTGAAACTGAAGTAGCTGATCGTAAAGCTGCCGATACGGCCTTACAAGAGAAGATTAATACTAATGCCGATGGATTGGCTAAAGAGATTTCTGATCGTAAAGCTGCAGATCAGGTTCTTCAACAGAATATCGATGCAGAATCTCAAGCAAGAACCCAGGCAGATTCTCAAATTAGAACTGATCTCTTTAAGAAGATTGAAGATGAAGCTACTGCAAGAACTCAAGCTGATACTCAGATAACTCAGAAATTAGATCAAGAGATTATCGATCGTAAGGCTGAGGATGAAAAACTTTCTCAACGTATCACTGAGGAATCCCAAGGTCATACAGAAGCTATAGAAGATTTACAAGCAAAGGTAACTAAGAATACCCAAGATATTACTGCTGAAGTAAATCGGGCTACTGCAAAGGAAAATGAAATTGCCCAGAATTTGGCAACTGAAACCCAAAATAGATCAGATGCTGATTCTGCAATGCAGGCTTCTATTAAAAAGGTTGGAGATGACCTTACGAAATTTAAAGCCACTAAGGATCAAGCTAATGGTTTGGCTTCTCTTGATGGCAATGGTAAGATTAAACCTGAACAATTACCTGAGGGGGCTGCTTACAATGTAATGGGTATAGAGAAACAGGTAAATCTTCTTTCGGATCGTGATTCTGTACCTGATATGGAAGTTGGTGATAGACTTTATGTTCTTGAGGATAAAAAGATCTATACCAAAACCCTTGATGGATGGGATGCCGGAATCGAACCTAAAGAGGATGTAATCTATAACTTCCGTAGAGCTGATGAAGAAGGTCGTACCAATATTACCAAACGATGGGATGGTAAGGATATGACTGTAATTTCAGAAACAGTAGTATTGGGAGAAACTCAGGGAACTGCTTATGAAGGTTCTAAGGGTAAGCTATTGAAAGATAGAATTGATTCTTTGCCCAACAGTGTAGTTTCTGAGGTAATTTTGTATAAACCAAATGCCTTTGAAGAAAACCCAGTTAGGAAAAATAAAGTGGGTATAAACGTGAAACGGTATGAAAAGAAGCCGCAACATGAAGAATGGGAATTCAAAGCTTCTACAGAATATGATATACCTGTTGCTTCTTTAGAGGATGGTGGACATGGAGGACTTATGTCATATGAGGATAAAGTACTTCTCCAGAAACTTGCTGCTTCAGTATTCCCATTAACCCTTACAGTAACTGGAGGTGGAGTATATCGAAAGACTACTACTCAAACCGTAATAGTAAATTGGTCACTCAAACAAGGTCCTGATGCAGTTACACCTGATACTTTGAAGATTAACAATGAACCGATAGAAGTTTCATTAACTTCTAAACAGTTCCCGGGAATTGCTGTTAATACTACTTTTAGAGTTGAGGCAACTAAGGGTGGAGTTACTAAGACTGGTTCTGTTTCAGCAGTATTCGTTAATCCTTCTTATTTCGGAGTAGTAGAAAGTAACTTTACTCCTACCCCCGAAGGTATCCAAGGTCTAAGCAGTGGTGAAATCATTAAGAATAGCAAAACATATAACACTTCAGCATTTAACCAAAATGCTCAGAAGAACTGTTATGCTTATCCTAAAGCATTTGGGGCTCTTACTTCTATTACGGATGATGGTAAGAATGAGTTCATCAATTCTTATACTCTTAGTGAATTGGAAGTAAATGGGGAAATGTATTATGTATATGTTCTTTCTGAAGCTTCTACAGTATCTAATTACTCACTTCAATTCAAATAATTATGGCAGTACAATATATTGATAACCTTTCTTATAAGGGAAAGAAGCCAAATTTTGAAAGAGATCAATTCAAAACTTTGGCTGAGATGAAGGCTTTTTCTGAAGCTGATATTGATGAAGGCCATTCTTCTTACTGTCTTGAAGATGGTAAAAGATACACCTTCAAATCTTCTAACTCAGTAGATCCTACTACTGGTAGATGGAGAGTAGAGAATAATCCAGGTGGAGGGGTAGAAGTCCCCTCTAATCCTCAACCAGGCCAAACTTATTTCGATACTAAAGTTAATAAATTAGGTATCTGGAATGGCAATGCTTGGGTAGATTCAATGGGTAATCCTTTGGATTCTAAACGGCAGGGAACTACCGAAGAAAGACCTCAAGGAGTTCAAGTAGGTTATATTTACTATAACACAGAAGAAGAATTCTTTGAAGCTTGGAATGGCAATGCTTGGGTACCCATTACCTACTTGGTAACTTCAGTAAACCAAATCACATTCAGTTCAGATGGTGGAGATATGCCTTTTGAGGTATTCTCTAATGCCAAATGGACTGCTAAATAACTTATTCTATAACCTCAAAAAAAACAAATGGACAGAGAAAAATTGAGAGAGGCTAGAGCCATTGCAGGATGGGCTCACCTTGACAAGAAAAGTGGCACTGGTAACAGTACAGTACAAGTAACCGTAGATGCTTACTCGGGTCGTAATGCTCGTAACACTAGTGTTCAGGTTGCTACCAACGGTGGTGTAAGCAAAAACGTTTCTGTAGTACAGAACGGTAAAGCAATTTACATCACCAAGGAATCAGATCCTAATGTGGGAGCTGCTGCTACTACTGCTACTGTAAAATTCAAAACCAATGTAGAGAAATTCAAACTCGAGATTGGCAACAGTGGTACAGTAGGTTCTGTAAAAGTAAACAACGTAGATGTTCCAGAAGCTGGCGGTATTTATACTCCGGCTGATGACCCGGGAGCTAGCGGTGAATATGTAGTAACTGTAGTTGTGAACTTTGCTGCCAACGGTTCTATTCAGAACAAACAGTACACAGTTAAGGCAAGTGATTCTGTAAATGCAGAAGTAAGTGCTACTGCTATGATTACCCAATCTGCTGCTGATTCTAACTTGACCGTTAGTCCTGGACAGCTTACCTTCGAAGCTACTGGTGGTGCTAAGACTATCACCATTACTTCTAACGATAGCTGGACTATCTCTTAAAAGTAATCAAGTTAAAAATCCGAGGAGCCTCATTATTGGGGTTCCTCTTTTAATTTTGTAGGTTATAAAAAAGGATAAGATTATAATGGTAGCTTCAGCTGGAGGTGTAGTAAGAGAGATACAGATAAGTCAAGCTGCTGCTGAAATTACCTATGAATATATACTTGAAGCAGTAGTTTAAAGATATTTTGGGTGGGAATAGAAGTTTAGAGGGGTGCATATAATTAAAGTTATGTGTATCCCTCTTTTAGTTTAAAATTATATACTATATGGCAACTAAATCAGTAAATCGTACTTTAGGTATTCCTTCTGGAAGATTTGAGATTTACGTTGATAAAGCCCAACAAGCCAGAGCCGAGAAACTTATACAAAGTGTACCAAGTATCCTTACCAAATCCTATGCAGAAGGTACTAGAAAGTTTGGTGAACAACTCCTTAGGATAGTGAAAAAATGTTTATCAACTGGCATGCCTCCTGCAGGTTCGGGAGTATCTTGGCCACCTCATTCGGCAAGTACCATAAAGTCTTTGGGAGAACATACTCTCTTAAACTGGACTGGGCAATATAGAAGATCGGTAAACATTTACCATCAACGTAATAGAACCTATGTAGGTTTACCTAATAATGTAAGGAAAATACGAAAGAAAGGTAAAGAATCTGGAAAAACCTTAAATCAAATTGCCATTCTATTAGAATACGGTAGTAAAGATTCTAACCTTCCCCCTCGTCCTCTTTGGGCTCCTGCATATAAAGCTGCAGGTGGAACTAAGGTATTACAGAAAATACTAAGGAATGAAATTAGAAAACAATTAAGGAATCATGGCTTTTAATATCGATAAGACTTCTGGGGTTGGACCTGCCACCATTAACATTCAACCCTCAGAATATAATACCACTGGTAAAGATATTAACCAAACTATATATGTAGAGATCGGTGGAAAAAGGCAACCAATTAACCTTATCCAGAGACCTGCTGCATTAAGTTGGAAATATACCTTTACCGTAGAACCAACTTCTACTAGCATTGAACCAGGTGGTGGATCTGTAAGCTTAACCGTTAAATCTACTAAGCAACAGCTAGTAAATGGAAATCTAGTAGGAGAAGAGATACCTCTAAATTACACCGCTATTCATTACTCTGGTAATTCCTTTGTAACTATAGATGGTACTACATTGAGGGCAGAGGCTAATGATAATACAGATAGTAGAATAGAGACTATTCGGTTTACTCAAGCTGAATCTGGACAAGTTCAGGATATAGTAATAGAACAAGCAGCTAATGTTCATTATTACTTCTCTGCAGGAGTTCCTTCTACTACAGTAGAATATGATGATACCTCTTATGACCCTAAAATAGAATCTTACAGGATGGTAGGTAATAGAAGAGAGGAAGTTGGATATACTTTGTATTCTGACAGTTCTGATATGAATGCTGGTAGTACTAGTTTCTCATTCTCCAAAAATCCCAATAATGAGGATAGAACTATGAGGGGTAGAGCAGTACAAGCTGATACTAATCAAGTTATAAATTTACAAGTTACACAGAAAATGTTACCTATGTGGGTTTTCAGAGGTGTTCATTTTAAAGATTTTTATAGTTCGAATGAATCAGCTAATAAGGATTATCGGGTTATTATTACTTTAAGGTATGATGATTTCTATACTATAGATTTTGAAGTATCTAAAGGTAATAGTATGGCTATGGCTTTAAAAGTCAGTGGTGAAAATAGCAATTGGTCTAAAGCCTTTAGAGTTATTCGGGTTTCAGGTAGAATGACTAGAACTGGTCAGAGCCTTAGATTAGAACCTAAAGGAGTGAGTGGTATAGTTTTAGGCGAATTTGATAGTAATGGGGAATTTAGTGTCATAGAGGATCTAAGAGATCCTGGATTATCTTCAGATAATCTTTATGATTTCAATAATTTAGACAAACCAGAATCAAAAAGGGTCTGGAATTTAATTGGAAGTTTACCAGGAGGGTTCTATGCCTCTACTATGATAGCTAATCAATATAGGTTTTCAATACGTAATTACTTTCAATAAAGATCCTTATGGTAAATACAGAAGAAATTGTAGAAAGAACTTTCTATATAAGTTTACTACATACGGCTCTAGAGAAAGGATTAACTGTTAATCCTCAAGATTATTTACCTGTATCTCCTGAAAATGAGAAAAAGTTTGAGGCCGATATAAAAGGTCTAAAGAAATTCATACCAATTTTCGGAATAGGTAATAATCAAGTACGAGGTATAAAAACTTGCCCAAGAATCACCTTGGAATTACAAGGTTATTACCCTGGTAATATAGGAGTAGAGAAATTTATAATAGGAGATAAATTAGAGAATGGTAATTACCAAGCATCAGAGTTCCCTTTCGAAACTAAGGATATAACTATTGATGTCCATTTGGTAGCAAATACCCAGCCAGATATGAGGTTACTCCATAGCCTCATGTACCAAGCTTTACCTTCAAGAGGTTACTTAAAACCCTATTATAATGATCTAGAAGAATGGTCTTCAGGGCGAGTAGGTCCTACTGGTAATCTGTATATAGAGATAGGTAACTATTATGATCACCAAGATGTAGAACATGGTATATTAGAGAAGGTATATCAATACACTTGCGTAGATGGTCTTCTTGAGGAAAAGATTCCTGGAGATGGAGAACTTGTACCTATTACAGATATATCGGTTCTAATTGGCACAATCGAAGAAAAAGAAGAAGGAATGCTCAACTTACATCTAGTAAGCTAAACCGAGCGATACTTATCGGTTTTAAATAAACAAGTAACTAACTTTTAAAAACAAGTAATATGCCAACTTCACCTCATGTTGATTTTGTCTTTCAGAACAATAATGTTCTGCAGACTACTCCTATGTTAGGAGTTTCTTGTGTATTGGCTAGAACTACTAAAGGTGTATACGATGACCCCTCAGAAATCATCTCTTCCTATCCTCAATTCCAAAGACAATTTGGAAAAGAGATAGTACCTGATGGTTCTGTATCAAATATCGAAAAGGCACTTGTAGGTGGTTCAAAGCTGCGTATTATTCGAGTACTTGGTAAAGGTGCCACTAAGGGTGTAGTAAAAGCTACTCGTGAACTTGCCAGAAGATTGAAGCCTGCTTCAGATAAAGAAGAATCTCCAGTAGTAGCTTCATCTACCCCAGACCCAGTTACTCCTCAAACCTTGGTAAAGATTACCTCAGGTTCTACTACCGTAGGATTTGGATTAGTAACTAAAGGCTATGGAGATCCCATTGGTACTGGAGAAACTTTTAGAGTGGGTTTCTATAAACAATTTAATACCATTTACTATGTGATCTATGGAGCTACTGGAGAAATCCTGGAACAAGGTCCAGTACTCACTTATAAAACTGCAGACTCTCTCAATAATACTTCTTTCGATTACTTGGCTCTCTCGGCATTTGCTAAGAATTCCCAGTATATCGAACCGAAGATGACTGAAACCGTAGAAGGTATTAAATCATGGGAGAATCTGATTCAGTGGTTAACTAATTCTGTAGATGGTAGTAAAGATAAGGTAACTGTTACTATCGGAGAAAAAGAGGTAACTAACGAAGAAGTATCTTTCGATGGTACCATTGGTAATGCCGGTACTACACCGACTGCCGACGAATGGATTGCTTCATTGGAATTCGTAAAGGATTATACCGATGTATACCAACTCTTCTGTTCCCATATCTCTCAACATTTGGAACAGGATGCTGAAGTACTTAAGGTACATAAGGCCGCTGCTGATATGGTTAAGGAACTCGAAGAATATACTTATTACATCGAAGTTCCCAAACACCTTACTCACTATACTCAAGGCGATCAGCCAAGAGATAAGAAGAATATAATCTCCTGGGTTGAAACCTGTTTGGGTACAATCGGTAACTCTAAGTATATTGCCTATTTTGGAGGTGGTCTTAAATACTACAATGAAAACGGTAATCTCCAAGATTCAGATGTAGTAGGAACTGTAGTGGGATTGGGAGATGCTTCTGCTTCTCAATATGGTCCTTGGAAATCATTTGCGGGTATGAACCGTGGAGTAATCTATGATGCTGTAGGTCCAGTATGCCCGAACTATGGTTCTCCTTCTCGATATGCAGATCTGAACGAATTGGCTCAATCCTATGTTAATATGATGGTAATTAAGGATACTCCAGATGCTGGTAAACAGACTATGCTTTGGCACTTATTTACCTCACAGGTAAAACAAGATTCAGAGAGATTCCTTTCTATCGTTCGGTTGAATCTTTACCTTAAGAAGAGCTTAAGACCCATTTTCCAAAAGTATCTTGAAGAACCCAATATTTGGAACACTTGGAATAAGATCTGGCTGGAAATTAAACCTATCTTGGATAACTTGGTAGATGAAGATGCCATGTCAGAATATACCTATATGGGTGACCAGGATGCTTCCTCTTACGATCAGCTTACTGTAAATAATGAAGCAGATGTTCGTCAAGGTAAATATAAAGTGATCCTTAAATATAAGGATATCGTTCCTATGCAAGAAGTTACAATTAACATCGTAATCGATTCTGCATCTAAATCAGTTTCTATTTCAGAAGATTCGTCTAATCAATAAACTCTAAGATATATGGGAGCAAAAGTAAAAAATCCTCGGAAGAAATTCTTATGGAGCATAACCTTCCCTAAGCACCCTATTAATACATATCTGTTCCAAACTTGTACTTTGCCAGATATTGAAATAGAACAGGTAGCTCATGGTGATATTAACAGAGATGTTAAAACTGCTGGTAGAGTTACTATCGGTAATCTGATAGTAGAGAAACTGATGACCACTTCTGGTTCAGATACTTGGCTTCATGATTGGCTTTATTCTTGCCAAGATCACATTGTTGGTGGAGGTTTGGTACCCAGCCAATATTGGGAAACCGTAATAGTAAATGAACTTGCCGAAGATGGAGTATCAGTACTTAACACTCACCTTTTCGAAGAGGTTTGGCCATGTAAAGTAAACGGTCAAGAACTCGATAGGATGGCTTCAGAAAACTCAATTGAATCAATCGAATTCTCTGTTGGTACAGCCGATAAGTACTAATCCTTAGTCATTTTTCTTTGCTAAGATTTTAGGTGGGAGGGGTGGGATTCCTTATGGGTATCTTCACCCCTTCCTTGTTGTTAAACCTTAACATAACTATAATTTTAAGTATAACCAAATAAACAAAAACATTATGGAATTTAGAACCTTTCGATTTGTAGCTCCTTCTGGTTATTTCTATGAAATCCGGGAACAAAATGGAGCAGATGAAGACATTCTTAGTAATCCCGTAGATGCAAGAACTCTGATGAACCTTACCAAGTTTATTTCAGCAATCGTAGTAAAAACTGACTTTACTGCTAAGGGAAAACTAAGTGTTGAAGATGCACTTGCTCTTCCTGTTAACGATAGGTATGCTATTATTATCCAATCCCGTATATTCTCTTTGGGAGAAGAAGTATCCTTCGAATTCGATTGGGGTAAAGAATTTGGGGGTAAAGTAATGTATGGCCAAGATCTTCATGAACTTCTGTTCGATGATTACTCAGTATCCCCCTCTGAAGAAGAAGTTGAGAAAAAACCCGAAGCTATCCCCTATTATCCGATGGGTAAGAAATTAAGAGATCACCAGATCTTTACTTCTTCAGGCAAAGAGTTATTATTCGATTGTATGACTGGAGAAAATGAAAAGGAATCTATTCAAGTAGAACAAACTAGAAATACTCCTCTCATCTATCGAAATCTTCGATTGAAAGTAGATGATAAATATGAGAAGGTACTCAATTTCTCTTTGTTCTCTCCAAGGGATATGCAGGAAATTAGAAGAGAGGTATTTGCTATAGACCCAATCTTCCAGGGTAATACCGAAATCGAAAATCCGAAAACCGGTCAAACTGCAAAATACTTTATATTCGGAGCTCCAGATTTTTTCTTCCTGACGGGAGAATAGACTTAGAGGGCGATTTTGCTTATATAAGTAGAGCTGAGATAAGAATGGATTATCTCAGCTTTTTAGTTCTCCCGTATAGGGTAAGGAAAAGATTCTTAGAGAATGCCGAAGCTTATTTTAAACTTATAGAGAAAAAATCCAAAGGCAAATAATATGTTCAATTCAGGTAAAAATATAGTTGAGGTTGGTATAGCAATGGTGCTAAGGGACCAATTCTCTAAAGAGTCGGGAAGGATCTCTAATTCGTTTAAGACGATGATGAACGATATGAGTACCTGGTCTAGAGGTATTCAGATGTCGGGTTCATCCTTAGCGGATTACGGAGCTCAGGTGCTCAAGAGCATGTATAGAGCCTATGAATATTCTGCTGGAGTTCAGAATGAGATTTGGATGGCTTCTAAAATTGCTGGAGCTACTCAAGCTGAACAAAATAGGTTATTGCAAGTAGCCAAGCAGGTGAATGAAGAAACTCCTTTGACGGCTATGCAGGTTTCTTCAGCTGCTCGTTATTTAGCTATGGCTGGTAATAAGGCTGATGCAATAGAGAAGATGATACCTCCAGTAGCTAAACTAGCCTCTATCCTAAATATAGATCCAGGTGGGAAAGGTGGAGTAGCTGATATGATGACTAATATCATGTCTATGTTCCAAATCCCAATGGGAGATGCTGCTAAAGTATCCGATGATTTGTATACAGCTACTACGAATGCTAATATAAGCTTGGAAGATTTAGCAGCTACTATCCGATATTCAGGAGCAGATATGAAAGCTGCTGGTGTTAGCATGAGAGAATTAGCTGCTGCTACTGGTGTACTGGGTGATATGGGTATTCAGGGGTCAATGGCTGGTACCTCATTGGGCAACATGGTTCGTAACTTACAATTATCACTATCAGAACAGAAAAAATTGGGTTCTTCTTGGTTAAAAGAATTAGGATTAACTTCGGAGGATTTCTATGATGCTCAGGGTGGTTTTAAGGGTCTGTATAATGCTTTCCAACAGTTCCTTGAGTCTTATAAGCAGATGACTGCAATGGGTAGAACCCAGGCTTTCTATAATATCTTCGGAGTTCGAGGTATGCGAGGTATTATACCAATTCTTAACGATATGGCTTCTGGTAGGGATAAGATGAATCTTATCATGGGGCTTTATGATAAGAATCAAGGCATAGTCGATCAGAAGAATGAGGAAAGGCTTAATACCATGGCTGGTAAGTTAGACCAGATGAATTCTGCTTTTGAGAACTTAGTAGTTACTGTGGGTAACAAGTTAGCTCCTCTATTTAACCCAATTGTTGATGGCCTAAGATTAATAACCAAATTAGCTGATAAACTAGCTAGTTTAGGGGGCATGGGCCAGTTCCTTATTCAGACTATGGCTGTAGGAGCTGCTGTTACTGTTATAGTTAATGGCTACCGTACTATAGCTATGACTCTTAGGATGATCAGAACTTTTCATGCTGCTGCTAATACTGTAGCTAATGGTATGACTGGGGCTACTTCTAGAACTAACCAACAGTTTGCCATTATGGAAATGCACTTAGTAAGAATAGGTAATATCATGAGGGATATACTTATCTTACAAATGCAAATGGCAGGTTTATCACGAAATAGTGCAGGTCAATGGATCTGGACAAAAACTGGTAGGTATGCTAAGGTTCCTAAAACTATTTTTGATCCCTTTGATCCTATGGCAGGTAATATTAGTGGAGGCAATGGTTCAGGAGCTGGATCTAGAATGGCAGGAGGCGGTAGCTTACTTGCAGGAGGTACTTCTAAATTTGCCAGATGGGCTCTTGGTAAAGGCTTAAGTAAGGGAGTTATTAAAGGTGTAGGTACAGCTTTAACTGCCGTGAGTACATTGGGTAAAATACTTCCTGGATGGGGATGGGCATTTACCATTGGAGTTCCTTTATTAACTAGCCTATTAGATAAAAATTCAGATTCTTTGGATAGTAATACCCGGGCTCTTGAAGAATCTAGAAGACTACCAGAAGCTGCTATTCAGGCTCGTAATCAACAAGCTTTCATTGATGCAGTTAAGGTAGCAATCAGAGATGGTTTCAAAGAATCCAACATTGGTATTACAGTAGATGGTGAATCAGTAGGTACTTGGACTCCTGGAACTTCTAATGATTATACTGGCGGTACATTATTGGGCATAAACTAAAATACATTCAATTATGGCAAGAATATTAAACCAAGCAGCCGGTAAGATTGTTAAAAAGTATAATGATCTTACCCAAGATACTGCTGGAGTTCTTACTGGGCCACTTAATAAATTATGGAGAGCTCGGATATTACTAAACCGAGCTACTTCTCTTTTACCAAAAGATAAAGCTGATAAGGGTAAATTATATATACCCAATGGTGTATTCGGAGAAGCTCAAGTTTCTTCTAAACAACCTAAAATAAACGAACAGCTACAGGGTCAATATAGGTTAATCCTAAAACATGAATTGACTAGCTTGGTAAAAGTAGAAGATGGTCCAGATCCAGCAAAGGGTCAATCTGCTTCAGAAAAGAAAACTGCTTTCTTTGTAAATGAGGTAGATAGGAATCCTGGGGATAATCAAGTGATCATTTATAACTTATCTAAATCACCCTATCAATATATCATATTACAGAATAGACCTCCTTCTTTGGATTTCCGAGGAGAATCTACCTTAGCTACGATTAAATCTATGGGTAGAAATACTCCCATGTATCATTTTACTGGATCTGAAGATATAATCCAATTCAATGTATCTTGGTTCTGCAATGACCCAGAAAACCCTAATGAGGTATTATTCAAATGTCGGTTATTAGAATCCTGGACTAAATCCAATGGTTATCAAGCAGGGCCACCTATTTTGATGATACAATGGGGTAATTCGGGTATCTTTATTAATCATAAGTACATACTCACTTCGGCAACCTATTCCTTATCTAATTTTAGGAATGCTTATCGAAAGAGAGACTCTAATGGCAAACCTTCTCAAGAGATAATGAGTTTGGGATTAACTCCAAGCACTGCTACTCAAGAGTTGATATTCAAGAGAGTTAGTTCACATAACTTATCTTATCAGGATTTTGTTACTGATGAGGACTTAAAGAAAACGAAAGGTATTCAGATATGATAAACTTAAACCAATATTTAATTGGAGCTAGCCCTTATGATTCTGCTTATGTATTGAAGTATAGGGATGGAGAGTATTCCTTAGAAACTGATCCTCCGTTAGTTCCTTATACTTCAAAGGATAAACAGCATACAATCAAAGAAGGAGAAACACTCCAGAACCTTGCATTTGCTGCTTATGGTGATTCAGGTAAGTGGTATTTAATAGCTGAGGCTAATCAGATTATTGACCCCTTTACCGAGATAGTTCCAGGTAAACTTTTAAGGATTCCAATGTATGGCAACTAAAGTAAACCAGCCTATATTATATAATGGAACAGCCATGCCTTACTTGGCTTTGTTCGATTCCCTGGGTATGCCAGTAATGAATACCATTACTGGTATACCTCTTGGAGCGTATATAAGTAAATTTACTTATATGTATGATGAGGAAAAAGAAAATCTGGCTACTTTAGTATTTGATACTGGAGATCCAGATACCGTAGATATACCAGAATTACAAGAGGGATCTGTTATCTTTCTTCAATGGGGATATGTATATCCTGATGGGCAATTCATCTCTGGGCCTATTAAAACCATTAAGATTAGAGATTTCGATTGTACTTTTGATGCTATGGGTACTCATGTAACCTTAAAGTGTATAGATTCAGTTGGAGATCTGAGATTTCAACCACCTTACACTTACTCTGATTTGCCTCAATATAAATTCTCTAAGTTTATAGAGGAGGGATGTAACAATAACACCGGTGTAATCATAGAGTTATTTCAGTAATGGCTAAACAAATTATAAGTAATAAAGTATACGAGTCACTACAGGTGCCTATTTATGATAATCAAAAATCATCCGGAAAGATACTCTATGCTAACTCTTTTAGTGGAGTAGCTCAAGTAGCTATGCCTGATGATATAAAGGAACTTTTGGATGATGATTTCGGATTAGCTGGTAACAATGTGTTAATCCAATTAGAGCAAAAGTTTTCAGCATATCCTAATGGACCTTGGTATGTAGATTCAAGGGATGGGGTTATATACATACATAACCGTAAATTCAACGAAGAACCATATTACCATTATGCCTATCAACAAGAGAATGGAGAGGTATTAAGTGTAACCTTTACTACTCGAGAAGTTACCAAGAAGGTAAAGTTCCAATTAACTCAAACTATAGATCCAGAAGGTAAGGATCTAGTAGTAGGTACTTCTGAGATAAAGGAACCTGACCCTAAACAAGAAAACCCATATATGCAATCAGTAGATAATACTCAGGTATCTAATTATGCCAGTAATGAATTTGAGGATTATAGAAGTGCTCCTACTGATGCTCCTTATTTTGAATATAAGGCTAAGAATACCGACTACTGGGCAGCTAAGCAAAATCAAATGAAGTTCAATAGTTCTCTAAAAGAATTCGAATCCGAAGGTCCTGCAGCAGCTTATAAATCTGGTAAGGAAGCTGCAATAAATAACCTCGGCAATGAAGATTTGAATAAAGCTATTGATACTGCTGTTAAGCAATTACCCAGCAATAAACAAGATGCTATTACTCAAGCTTTAGATAGAGCTAAAAAATCTGGTAAGGATCCAGAATCTGATATTAAAGAGGCCTTGAATGGAAGTAAATACCTCTTTGTGGGGGATCAGAAAATGGAATACATGGCTGAAGAAGAGGTAGATCCTCGAGAATTTGATCCTACTGGAGATTCTTCTGATGAAGTGGCTTTTGGAACCGATGGTAGTAAAAACCCCAGTGTTCAAAGAGGTATGGCTGCTTTAGAGAAGGACCCAATGATTAAGGTAATTCCTAATTCTCTTAGCATAGAAACTACTACTAATGCGGCAGGTGAAATTGAACAAGGTTCAAAATTTGAAAGAAAAATTGTTCAAGCAAAAGTAAAAATCCGAAGGCTTAAGAAAGTGGCTTATAATGTACCAATCTATAAACTTTATCATAATCTATTCAATAGGTTCGGAGGAGCTAAGAATTGGGCTAAAGCTATGCAATCTGCTGCTAATAATGGTTTAAAATATACTGAGAGGAAACAAGAATGTCAGATGGTAGTAGTTGGTAGACCTTCTCTAGAATCCTCTCAGATATTGATAATTGATAATATCGGTAGAAAATGGTCAGGAGCTTGGTATATCAAAAAGTGTACTCATATGATGGATGCAGGTAATGGGTATACTTGTCAATTAGAGCTTGTTAAGAATGGTGCTAAGAGTGGTAGTTCTACTACTAAGGCAACTCTTAATACTAAGGATATGATGGCAAATGGCCAAAAGAAGAATGCTACTACTTCTCTCGGTAAGGATCTAGATAATAATAACGGTGAAACTGGAGTTAAGGTTAACTTTACTGAACAAGAGGTAATTTACTACTCTGCCCAGTTTGCAGATAAAACTAAAGGTAATCAATTTGCAGGAGCTAAAACTGTTGGTGATCAGGTATCTAATGTTAGAGCTTGGAATGAAGCTTATGCAGATGATCCTGTAAAAAGTACTATGGGTACAGTAGTAACTACTGAAACAGTTACTAGTAATGGAGTAGTTTTAGATCAGAAAGTACAAGTTAGAGAAGCTCCTAAGAAATATGTGGATAAATATAAAGATCGATATAATTATCTAGATGCTGCTCGAAAAATTCTTCAAAAGAATCAAGAAAATAAGAAATAGCTATGGGATTTGAAACTGCAAAGGTAATAACAGAACAAGGCTTAGAGGGTCTTCAAAGATACTACGGTACTTATAGGGCTATCGTAGTTAATAATATAGATGAAGAAAAACATATGAATCGTCTTAAAGTAGTGGTCCCAGAAGTGATGAGTGGGGTTATGACTTGGGCTTTACCCAAAGGTCAACATGGATCTACTCAGACTGGGTTTAAATACTTAGCTCCAAAGATAGGTGATATAGTATTCGTTACTTTCGAATTTGGAGATCCTACTAAACCTTTATGGGAATATCATGGTTGGGGAATAGAACAAATACCATCTCCCTTAGATGGACCCAACAAATGTGGTATAGTTACTCCAGAAGGTAATGTTATCGTAATAGATGATGATTCTGGAACTTTGAATCTGTACTTTAATGGTGATGTGATAATATCTAATAAGGGCAATTCTGTAATTCATTCCGAAGGAGATGTTAATATAGTATCCGAAGATTCTATTATCATGAACCAAGGTACTAATGAGGGGATGGTAATTATTGCTAAGCTTACCGAGAAACTAAACCAAACCGTTAAAGAATTAGAGAACCTGAGAAGTTTATTCAATACTCATATTCATGCAGGTGTTACTGCAGGGCCTGGTAGTACTGGTCCTACAACTACTCAGGCTTCTAAACCCTTTACTCAATATAAACAAGAAGATTATGAAAACCCTAAATTCATACACTAATGGAAAATAATTATTACACGGGTATAGTGGGTAAGGGGATTCTATTTCCCTTTACTATAACTAAGAACGAAGCAGGTCTTACTGGGATTTACCCAGTTAATGGGGATTTTGATTTAGTTAGGAATAATATTTCTTCTATCCTATATTATTTAATAGGGCAAAGGTTCCGACAAGAAAACTTCGGCAATCGATTATGGGAATGTATCGAAGAGCCAAATTCACAAGCCCTTTCCTTCATAATTAAAGAGTTCATTAAGGATGCTATAGGTACTTGGGAACAGAGGATTACCTTTGAAAAAATAACTGTAACAAGAGTTGGATCAAAAGTAAACATTGATGTTGCTTATAAAATTAATGGTTCTAACACTAGCCAGTATCTGGGCATTGCCTATGACCGATTAAATAATTCACTTAATAATTATTGATATGGGAATCACTAACAAATGGCTAAATCCTTATCAAAGGTCCTATCAGCAAATTAAGGCTAAGTTGATAGAGGGGCTAACAAACATCAAGGATAAGAATGGAGATATCCTCATTACTGATTACTCAGAGGGGAATATCCTCATTATTATCCTTTCATTGTTTGCAGCTATTGCAGAGGTGTTACATTACTACATTGATAATGTAGCAAGGGAAACTTTTTTACCTACTGCTCGAAAGTATGATTCAGTAGTAAAACAAGGTAAATTAGTAGATTATAATACTAAGTCTGCTATTGCAGCTTCAGTAGATGTAACTTTGACTAGATCTATTACGAGTGAAAATATTGGTGCTAATATCCTTATACCTGCAGGTACTGTATTTACAGATAACTCTGGAAATGTTTGGATGTCTTCTAGAGATGTCACTTGGTGGCCTAATACCACTACTTGTAAAGTTCCCCTTGTTCAACATGAAATATACAGTAATTCTCGATTGAACGGTATCATTATACCTACTGATGATCGAGTAATAATTACTCTGGGTACTTTGCCTAATGGTAAATACTATGAACATGGTACCATGAGTTTAAAAATAGGTGGAGAAACTTGGGTATTAGTAGATACCTTTGCTTATTCAAAACCTAAGGATAAGCATTTTATGGTATCTGTGGATTCTGCTCTTAATCCTTATTTACATTTTGGGGATGGTTTATATGGAGCTAAGCCCAATGCGGGGGATAGGATTACAGAGGTAATCTTCTATCTTACTAAGGGGTACAATGGTAACATAGGCTCTGGTTCTATCACTACAGTACCGGCAGTTATTTCTGGAGTAATTTCTGATGCTACAGTAAGTAATGCTTATGCTGCAGCGGGAGGATCAAACTATGAGAACTTCCAAATGATCAAAGAACATATACCTCTTAGTGTTAAGACTTTGGGAGTAGCCATTACTGCTCAAGATTTTGCTGATTTAGCAATGACTGTAGAGGGAGTTAATAAGGCTGCTATAGATTATGAATGCAGTAGAAAACTCACAGTATATATAAATCCAGATAATGGTAGTTCTGCCGGGGATGCCAGAATAGATAAAGTATATAACCTATTATCCCAAAGATCACCTTTATCTACTTGGCTTCAAGTTAAGACTGCGGGTACTGTTCAGATCATCCTGGATATTGAGGTAACTGGTAAGAAATCCTATAAAACTGCTGAGATTCAACAACAGATTCTTACTGCTCTGTATAATGCCTATTCTCCAGAGAAATCTACCATAGGTGGAAGTGTTAGAATCTCTGATATCTATGCTCTCATAGATAATTGCTCAATGGTAGATTACCTCCATATTAAAAAATTCTATACTAAGCCTTGGCCTAATACTATCTATGGCAATCGAGAATTACTTATCAATAACTTTAAGTTAGAGAAAGCAACTGGTTCTAATACTTATTTTATTACCTTCTCTAATAATACCGAGTTTAGAATTAGAGCCGCAAAAGGAGGGTTTGATAGTACTGGTAGAGTGGGCAATTCTTCTACTTACCAAGATGCAGACAATGATGTAACTTTCTCATTTGGTGTAGCAGATAATGGTTATCAGAGTGGATTTAGGTATTCTATAACTATTTCAGAACCCAATATGGATTATGAGGATCCCGGGTTTAATATCCCAGTATTCAGTAGTAACTCACAGCTTACATTAACCGTAAAAGAAACTATCTAATATGATCGATTTCAAGAATCTCATAGACATGCTACCTTATTACTTCAAGGATTCCGATACGTATAAGGTAGATGGAAAGGGCATTTTACAAAGGTTTCTAGATATCTGTGGAGATTACTTTGGGAATGAAATATATTCCGATACTACTAAGTTACTAGAAATCCAAGATCTCGATAAAACTCCAGACATGTATCTAGTATATTTCTGGGAATTATTGGGACAAATGCCTTTTGCCATAGGCAATCATATAGATGAAGAGGCTTGGAGAACTAACTTCAATGGTCTCTTAGGTGATTCAGAATTAGAGATGTTATCCAGAACTTGGATTATACCGAAGTCTGGACCTTTCTCGTTAACTTCAGAACAAGTAAGAAGATTATTAGGGTATTCTATATCCCTTTTAAAAATCCGAGGTAGTCAAAGCTTTTTCGAGATAATCTTCCGAATGTATGGTATCCGATGCGAAATGTATGACCCTACTAAAGAAGAGGATTACAATGGTTGGATTAATCCAGAAGAATCTAAACCAAGATTTGATCAAGCAGTGTATTTCGATAAGGGTACTTTTGATAATTCTTTTCAGTGTACCCAATGTATACCAGTAAAGTTTAAAGTTACTGGTCATCCATATACTGATAAATACCAAAGTGGATTTTTCTCTTTTAGAAAGGGAGTAGAGAATATCATCAATAGGTTTAAACCTTTCAATGTATCTGCTACCATCGTAGATTATGGGTTTAGATTTATCGATGAGTATACTATATTTGCTGAATTTGTAGATCCCAAGGTTAATTCTATTATACTGGGATCCAATAATAAAGTACCCATTCGAGTTACAGTAACCTCAGATTGGCCTGAAGCTGATTTAAGGTATCAGGTAATGTATAAAAAAGAAGAATCAGATCCTGATAATCTATGGGGATACAAAAGGCATGATAACGAAAGTATTTATATTGCCACAGTTCCAGGTATCTATTATTTTAGAAGTGTGGCTAATCCTGAGATAATTACTTCTATCGTAGTGGGTTCTGGTAGTAATTTACCTACTTATAGAATTTCTGCTGATCCTAAAACTCTTAAGATTACTCCAGAAAACTTAAATCCTTCTACTGTAATAAAGGCCTCTGTAGTCCAAGGTGGTACAGAAACTGAATTAGTAGTGAAAAGGAAAGGTACAGAAGAAACTAAGCCCTCTGGACAATCTTGGTCATTCTCAGAACCTGGATCTTACATTTTTGAGATAGTAGACCATTCAAACTATACGGTTACAGTTATTGTTTCAAAACAAGAGAATCTATATACTGTAGTATGTAATCCAGAAGCTGCTAGAGTAGATATCCAAGATCTAGCTAAAGCTCAGACTAAGCTAACTATCTCAGATTTATACGGTACTCCAGATCTCCAATGTTATGAGCAGGGTAATCCTGGTAGGGTGTATAATAATGGAGATATTTTTACAGCCGATTCCTTTAGGTTATTTACTTTCATCTGTACTCTGGATACAACTCAAAGCGGTAATCTCGGTAAATTCTTGGTAACTCAAATATCCACTTACTATCAGTATACTTTGCAAGGCCCGGGTACTTTGGAACTGAATGCCAAGGAAGAAGCTTATGCTGATTTAACTCTTCTAGTTTCTCCAAAAGAAGATGACAGTAAGTATATAAATAATCAATTAGATATATACTGGAATGGTATGCTAATTGATACTATTACAATGGAAAAAGCTGAAGATAATCAGTATACTAAATTCACTTATACTTTCACTTGTATAAATACTGGAGAATATAAGGCAGTATGTAAAGGAGATCCAGAAGTATTTGTAATTTGGGAAGTTAACCCCTATGTAAGGCCTCTTAAGTATAACCTATACATTGAACCAGAGAATGTAAAGGAAACTAACCCAGACGGTACTTCTCCTTGGACACCAGATTATTTCAACAATGATTTGGGATTGGATCCCGTTGATAAATCCGAAGCTAGTTATCAGTTAATCGATAATAAATCAGTAGCAAGGTTTGAATTAAGGGCAAACTTCGATATGGGAGAGAATAATACAGTAACCTGTGATCAAACAGGAGAAACCTATAAAGTAAACACTGGAGAGATTATCGAATTAAAAGAAGCTGGTAAGTATATTTTCTTCTCGGAATACTTCTTAATATCAGCTAAGTTGACTGTAAAAGATTTCCCATTGACTGTAGAGATTAAAGCTTCTAAAGAAATGGCTACTCTTACTCCGGAGGTAGATTCTGTAAGTACCCTAATAACCTGTACTTCTAACCATGATAACTTTGATACCAGTATACAGTTAGAGGGGTCAGAAGAATTACATCCTTCTCCGTATACCTTTGAAACTTCAAAAGCCGGAGAGTATACCTTTATGGCAGCTAATAAGAAGGATGTAAAAGTTACTTATCGGGTAGGTATAGAATTCCAGGTAACTCCTGTAGAAATTATCTGGGAAGCTTCAGATTTGGAAAATAAACAAGTTAATATTAATACAGGAGAAAGTCAACAATGGAATATAATACAGTAATAACCTCTCACGCTATGGATTCACTTGCAAAAACTCTATTTACTACAATCTTCGTAGAATGTACCCAGATCGTTTTCGATTTAAGATGGATGATCCTATTAGGGTTCATGTTAATAGTTTCGGATTTATGGTTTGGGATAAGAGCTTCTAAGTATTTGAATGTAAATGTAAGGAAGTCCAGAGCTGGTAGAAGAACTCTCAATAAGATAATAGATTATATTTGTTATATCTCTTTGGGAGCAGTACTGGGAAAAGCCATAGGAGAACCCTATGGCTTGGATCCTATAATTGTAGCCATATCAGTAATGATACTTTGTTATTGCTTTGAGTTGGATTCTATTTATGGTCATATCTGTACCTTACATGGGATCGATAAGAAGTATAGTATTTGGAAATTACTATGGTTACTTATAACCTTTAAATTCAAAGACTTCGGGGAAGCCTTTTCCGATATCAGAAATCAAGTTAAAATTCACAAAGAAAACAAAAGTATATGAAAACCTATTTTCAATTCGAAAGCCTTATTAAATCTAAGGATGTAGCAGAAGGTATAGCTTGCCCAATTGGGGCAGGCCCTTTCTGTGGATTTGGTTCTGTTACTGTAGACGGTAATACTCTCAAGGTACAATCACAAGGTAATGATGATTCTTTCTTCAAGAATGATATACTCGATCGTATCAATGCCAGATATATCAAGAAAAATGTAAATGATGGAGAATTACCCGATATATGGTTCGGATGTATTTCAAGAGATGGGTATATATTTATTTCAGACGAAAAAGAAATAGGTAATATACCCATTGAGGGAAATAAGGGTGTAACTGATGATGTATTTCTCTTTGCAGTACATGATGAAGTTACTGAGCCAATTGAAAACCCAGTTAACTTTGTAGCATATTGGTCAGAAGGTAATGAATCTCTGTATACCTTATACAAGAAGTCACTTAACCCATATTACCCCATAGCTGATAATGCTCATAAATGGGATATTAATGGGAGAGACCCCTATATAAATTCTCAAATGAATTTTACTTACTTGCTTAAGCAAGTAGAGGCAAACTGTACCAGATATAAGAACTCTAAAGATTCTATGGTACTTATTGGAATCTATGGCTCAGGTACCGATACTAACACTAACACTGTAGAGGATTATTCTATAGTTCCCTATGGTGGAGTATTCCCACAGCCTTTACCCTTTACTTCTGCTTATAGAGGATTGGTTAACAAATCAGTAAAGAGATTAGAGAATTTATTGTCTGGTATCCCCAATGATTATGAAAACATTAAACAGTACATTGATTACTTATTCGAATCCTATAAGGGAAGCATAGATCAATCTGCTAAGATTATACCTCAAGGAGCCATTATGCTTTGGTCAGGTACTACTCCTCCTGATGGTTGGGCTTTATGTGATGGTATAGACGGTAGACCTAATCTTATCGGAAGATTCGTTAAAGGATGGGGACCTGGTAATGGTACTATTGGAGAAACTGGAGGTAATGCAGAGGGAAAGGTTACTCTTAATGCTAACCAATTGCCTAAACATACTCATGATTATCGAGATTACTTCTTTCTTGACCATGCTCCTGATGGTGGTGGTCCGGGTAATGTTAAATATGAAAATATAGGTCAAGCTGTAAATTCCAAAAATAGATCTATGGATAATCCAGTTTGGGCAAGATATCTCGAATCTACTTCAGAAGTCAATAGTTCGGCTCAGAATTCTATAAACATAGAACCAGGATATTACATACTAGCTTATATTATAAAACTATAATAAAATAATTGAAAAACTTTTTGATGTTGCACATTTTATTTTTAGCTTAAAACTCATGTGTTAGGGAGAAGGGGATGTTGGGAAATATCCCCTTCTTTTTTGTGTTAATACTTAAGTTCTTCTTTAGCTCTATCTTCCCAATATTGAATATCGGATCTTAACTCTGAAATATATTTAACCGAAGCATTAGTCTTAGGCATATCAAAGAACTCTACTAATAATAGGTTAGTAATCCTTCCATTTTCTTTTATCCTTTCTTTTATATAGGGAGGAGGAGTAAGTAATACTTCGAATATCATATAGGCATCTATCGATAGATGTTCTTTCATATAATCATACATCATCTCAAGCATTTCAGATTTAGCTTTCTCTTCTTCACTGTCATCCTCTAACTCCTTATCATTATCGAATAAATCGTCTAACTTAAATAGGGATTGATTATACTCGGCTTGTTCTCCGTATGCCGAACGAAGTAATTTATTCTTAAATGTACTGAGTGAAGCAAGGATTCTTGCTTTTAAATGTTCTTCCGAACAAGTACCATAGTATTTATTGAATACATATAACATCTTATCCCAGAAATAAGAAGATATAATATCTGGAGTAAGATTATATCTTTTGTAATCAATTTGCTTAGTAAGGTTTCTAATTACTGGCTTACATACTTTATATAACCTTAGAAACATTTGTTGATCATAATTTTCTTGCATGGTTTTCAACCTATGCAATTCTGACCCATTGTTACCTCTACTTCTCATGTGATTTTAAGTTTTCGTTTATGCAAATATAAGAATAATATTTTATATAAAATAATAATACTTATATTTTCTGACGTCATGGTAGAGGATAGTATAGTTCTTAATAACTGATACATTCAGTACAAACATGGGACTACGAATATCTATTAGCTTATAAATATTGCAATATAATTATGAGAAACAAAACTAAAACCAAATTTTCATTTAGCCCAGAGTTTCAATTAGAGATTCTGAGATATATCATTAAGGATAAGGAAGGAGGATTGATTCTTAAAAGGATTAAACCAAATTATCTGGTACTTATAGAGCATTCTATTATCTGTGAGGGCATCATTAAGTATTATAAAAAGCAAAACAAAATACCTTCTGAGAATGTTCTAAAAGAAGTTATTAAAGAATTGCTAGAGGGTAAACAATATGCAGACTTAGTAACTAAGGACGATATACCAAACATTGATAAAGTGATTAGTAATCTCTATCATTTACCCTTATCCGATGCAGATTATATAAAAGAGAAGATCTATCAATTCTCAACTTATGTAGAGATGAAGAATCTAAATGATTCCTTCGATTTAGATAACTTCGAACAGTATGAGGAATATTCACGTAAGATTGAAAAGATTCTTCAGAAAAGTAAACCTAAGAAAGAGGATGAACCCGCATACATGATTCGGGATATGGTAGAGAGACAATTTAAAAGACAATCAGAACCCTCCGTAATACCTTGCCCATTTAGGCAAATGAATGCTTTAACTAATGCTGGAGGGTATCCTGAGCACTCGGTTAATGTGATCTTAGATAAACCTAAAGCAAAGAAAACCTTCTTTATGGTAAACCTTGCAAGAGGTTATCTAAGAATGGGGAAATCGGTTTATTACGTAGATACAGAAAACGGTAAAGATCAGATTCTCGATAGATTCATTCAATCATCTATCAATAAAACTAAGAAAGAGTTATATTCTGGAGAGTATGATAAGCTTGAATCTAAACACCTTAGGAAACTTGCTAGGTTTGGGGTTGAACTTATAGTTGAAAGAGTACCTGCAATGATTACCAATTGTAATTATATAAGGGATAAGATAATTAAGTTTAGGAATCAGGGAATAGATATTAAGGTTTTATTTGTTGATTATGCAGGTAAGCTAGCTTCTATTGCCAGAGATAAAGAAGATTTTGATCGTATATCTAACGTGTATATAGACTTGCAAAATCTTGCAGAAGAACTCAATTTAGACATTGTATGGACTGCTCACCACATTACCAGAGAAGGTAAGAAACATAGGGCTACTAGATATGACGAAAATGATATATCTGGTTCCATTGCAATCATTCGTAATGCCCAAACTATTTTTGGTCTTAATTCTACTGCTCAGGAAGAACAAGATGATATATTAAGAGCCGAATTAGTTGTACAGAGGGACGGTTTACCTTCAGGTAGAGCTTTGTTCAAATGCGATGTTGAACGCCAAAGATGTAAGGAATTCACTCGAGATGAAAGAGAGAATTATGATAAAATCTATGGAGCCAAGTTAGATGAACAATTTAAGAAGAGTACTAATCCAGATGCCGATCCTAAAAAGAGGGCTAATAATAGTGGAGATATTTAGATATGAAAACAAAGAAGACAAAAGTAGTAAAAGATGGATGGAGTGGATTATTTGCTTTAGAGATATCCCATAACGGTTGGCAAACTACCTCTATTGGTAATTTAGATTTAGAGGATTTAAAGAGAATCCGAAAAGTAATTCGTAAAGCTATAAGGGAACATGAAAATAATAGTAACAAAAGATGGTAAGGTATTTAAAGATAATACCTTATTAAAGCCCAGATTATTTAAAGGGTATTTAAGGGTCAAGATAAATGGCTCAACTCATTTAGTTCATAGGTTGGTAGCATTAACCTATATCCCCAATCCCGAAAATAAACCTTGTGTATGTCATAAGGATAACAATAGGACTAATAATCGGGTAGAGAATTTATATTGGGGAACTTATAAAGAAAATACTCAACAATGTATTCAAGATGGTAGGTTTAAACCAGGAGGTAGAGACATACTAGACGAATTTAGTATTAATTGTTTACTTTATGAATACAATCTTGGTAAACTCCGGTCAATCCTTAAAAAGAAATTTGGGGTTTCCGATTCATCTATAACTCGTATTATAAATACTCATGGTAAGCCAAGATTTGGAAACTATAAATTTAAGGATATTTACCCGTCTGTAATCAAAGACTATCAGAATGGTATGAAAGTTAAAGATATATGTGATAAGTATTCTATTGGACATACTACCCTAAACAATTATTTACGTAGATTTAATATACCGAGGCATACATGAAAATCACTAATAAATTTAAAGCCCAGTTATATAATTATTTTATTAGACTGGGGGGTTATAGATATAGAAGGGGCTGGATGCGTATACCTACTTGCCCTTATTGTGGTAGAGAAGAGAAACTGGGAGTTAATCTCTCTATGTACCGAACAAATTGTTTCAGGTGTAATGCTCATCCTTCTCCTGCTCAGTTAATAATGGACATAGAGGGATTCACAGAATATCATGAACTAATTAATTTTTTGAACAATGGACAATTTGATGAACTTCAATTTAAAGAAGAGAAAATCGAACTTGCCGAAAGCAAACCGATATATCTCCCCGAGGGATTTAGAAATATTTCACTCGGAAATAGCCAACTTGCAAAAAGTATTCGAGGATATGTCAAGAAACGTGGGTTCAGTATCGAAGATTTTTCAAGGTATGGCATCGGTTATGGTACAAAGGGCTCAACCTATGGATATCTCATTATCCCCTTTTATTATCGGGGGCAACTTAGATACTACAATGCCAGAAATGTTATCGGCAAAGGACCCAGATATAATAACCCAGACAAAGACATCACTGGGTTGGGAAAACAATTTCTCATCTTTAATCATGATGCGTTGGAAATGTATCGGTCGGTATTCATTTGTGAAGGAGCACTTAATGCTCTTACCATGGGAGATAGAGCAATTGCCACAATGGGCAAAGCTATATCTAAGTATCAGATAAATGAATTACTTAAAGCCCCATGTGAAAGATATGTTATATTATTAGATCCAGATGCAAAAAAGTATGCCATTAACCTGGCTTTCAAATTAGTAAATTATAAAAAAGTAAAGGTTATATTTTTGCCAGAGGGAAACGATTGCAATGACTTGGGGAAAACTTCTGTTATGAGATTAGTATATAATACTCGGTACCAAAGTTATCAAGAATTAGTTGCTATCCGAAACTCATTGAAATAGGGAGTTCCTATTATATTATAAAATAATATATTAATAACATGAATATAAAAAATCGAATTAAGGTATCCATATCAAATATACCTAAAGCTGTCAAACCCATTCCGGGTATTCAAGATTCTTTAATTACTCGTTCTGGTAGAGTATTTTTGAAAGAACGGAGTGTTTGGTATGAAATAATACCTAAGATTAATAAAGGTAGGTTAAGACTTACCATTCGAGGAAAAAATTGGCCATTACATAGATTATTAGCTTTAGCTTGGATTCTAAACCCCAAACCCAATGAGTATAATACAGTTAGACATTTAGATGATAATCCCTTAAATAATAAATTATCTAATTTAAGATGGGGTACTCCTAAGATGAATACTTCTGATTGTATACGTAATGGGAATTTCTTTTTACCCAAGCCTCGGTATGGTAAAGAGAATAATCTATATGGTAAAAGAGGTTCTAAATCCCCTCGGTCGGTAGTTACTAAAGAAGTTCATACTTGTATCATGTATTTACATCGGTTAGGTTATAATAAACGAAGTTTAAGTCGTATCTTGTTATTACACCCAAATACCATTAATAGAGTACTTAATAAACCTCAGGATTATGAATACTAAACGTTCCCCATCTATCCATATTACTAAGTCTCAATTTGAGGAAATATTAAATACCTTAGAGGTAGATAACTTCCCAGTTGAGGCTTTTTTTGTTATTGCTCGAAAAAAGGCAATAAATCATAGAGCAGTCTTAGTTTCTAACCATAAGAATACTAAGCGAGTTAATAACATTTTACTAGCATCTAAGGGGGATGCTGCCCTTGTTGCTGATATTTTATATGCAATCCGTATAAAGTTAAAGCATAGAGGAGTTCGTAAAATAAACGAAAGTAATTCTCGAGAATGGGCAAATTGTAAAAAGCTTGCAGAGATATGTAATACCTTCTGTGAAGATTTTAAATTTGATACTCGGGAAGGTTTTATCAAATACATAGAGACCGGGTTAAAGAGGATGACAGATTATCGGAATGTTATGCAAAGGTTATTATCTATGCAAGAGAACATCACTAATCAAATATCGGCCGAGATCGAATTGCAGGATTCAGATTTAAAACTTACTAAAGAGATACATGATTACTTTATAGGTAAGATTGCTAAAGCAACTGGCATATATGAATCTTATGAGAATCAACCAGAGAAATATATACACTTTGTAAGGTTAGGGGATTTTTTAAAAAAGAAGCATTGGGATTTCGAATCTTTCATTGATGCCCAATTCGAATCTCTTGCATGGTGTAATGGTTTACCAGAACCAAGTCAGATGTACAATGATAAAGCCATTGAAAGATATAATAAATACTTATATAAGAATAAGAGTAAACAACTCCTGGATGATGAGCCTCAAGTAGAGGGAAGTCTCTGGGATAAAATAAAAGATTAGTATGAGTAAGATAATTATTCAGAATGGTAATATGTGTGAACTTGATATACCTCTCAAGTATGCACAAAAACTCTATAATGAGTTTGCCATTCGACATCCAAATGCCTTCTATTTAAGAACAAGGCAAAGGGGTATGCAGAATTGGGATGGTAAGATTCACTACATCACCAAGACTGGGCAATTTAAAATAGGTTTACTTCCCAGAGTATATGATAAATGTATAGAGATGGGGATTAAACCTAAAATTGTAGATATGCGTCAACCTTTACCTAAAGTTAGTAGAGTAGTTACGAATATAGGTAAATATAAATTAAGACCCGAACAAGAGAAAGCTGTTAAATCCGTGATTAATAATCGAGTAGGAGATATACCCTTTCAAATTGGAGTATTGGATTTGACTGTAAATTTTGGGAAAACCCTCATCATGTCGTCTTTATATTTAACCTATAAGAAACAGTTAAAGACTTTGTTAATAACTAATGACTCTGATTGGTTAAATCAAGCTAGAGAAGAATTCAAGCAATATCTCCCGGGAGAAGACATTACCTTTGTTCAAGGCAAAGTTTTAAACTGGAGTAACTTCACCATAGGTATGGTTCAATCTATTTCGAGGAACATGAGATTCTATCAAAAGGAATTATCTCAGATAGATATGGTACTTGTGGATGAGGCTGATCAGGGGGGTAGTAAACAATATCAGAATGTAATCACTCGATTATTTAATACCAGAGTTCGTATAGGATTATCTGGTACCATTTATATGAGTAAGCTTGCTAAGGATAGAGTTAAGAATATGAACCTTGAATGTTTCTTTGGTGAAGTACTTGCTGAGTTTAAACTCAAGGATTCTATTAAGAAAGGTTACTCAACTAAAACTATCGTAAAGATGGTACCAGGTAAACCTTGGTATGGTAATTGGGAATCTAACCATATATCTTATAAAGAGATCTATGATGATTCAATTACTTTTAATGAATATGCCAAGAGAATGGCTTATTCTCGATTACAATGGAACCTTAATCAGGGTAGATATCCTGCTCTCGTAGTATGCAAGCATATTGCACATTGTGAAAATCTATATAAGTTCTTTAAAAAGAAACTGGGTGATGCCTATAATATTGCCTATGTTCATGTTAATACTAAATCGAAATTAAGGAAACAAATCATGAGCGATTTTAGAGAAGGTAAAATAGATATCCTGGTGTCAACTACAATCATTGCTCGAGGCAAAAACTTTCCTAAGTTAAAGTACTTGCTTAATGCTGCCAGTATGGATAGCCAAGAAAAATCAATTCAGTTCCTTGGTCGTTTGGTAAGAACCGATAAATCGAAAAAGAAAGTTTACCTTGATGATCTCCATTATCCTGGGAATTATTTAGATAGGCATGGTAAACATAGGAAACAATATTATCAGAGACAAGAATTGAAAGTAATATTGTTAGACAAGCTATGGAAGAAACATCCTAACCATAGCCTTATTAAGATTTGACTAGAAGTACTATGAGTATTTACTTTTTCTCCGAAGGAGGAAAAGAAGATTACAATAAAAGCATAGAGGCATATACCTATAAATAATAAACCTTATGAAGATTACAATAACACTAATAACAATCTCTTTATTCATAATCCTAATATTTATTCTAAAGGCTACGAATAAAGAACCTTACGATTATAAATGCCATAATTGCGGTAAGAGATTTCGAAAGAAAGATTTAAAAGATCCTCTTAGATCTCGGCATTCATTTAAAAGATTGGACCTGTCCCCATTGCAAATATCAAAATGTAACAGTAATACCCAGCAATAGAGATTATGAAAGAGAAACTTATATGTATCAGGGATGAGGATGATCCAAGATTAATTAATCTTCTTTCAGAGGGATGGGAGATAATTCAGATCTCTGCTGCTGGCATTTATTGCTGGGTATTACTAAGAAAACCTTTAAATCTATAACCTATGATCACAATTGCTTTAATTGGTATTATTTTAGTTATCTTGATTCCTATCACCTGTACTTTATTATTCAGTAACAAATATGATGAGAACGATGAAGAGTATTAAACGTATATTTAACTTTTCTGTTATGGACGAGAAGAACACCATTGATCAGGTATTCAACAATAGAGATCTGGTTTGGATATCTGATATCAGACGTAATCGGGACAGTCCCGATTCTTGCGATTATTATTTTATAATCAAGTACTCTAAGGACTTAGCCTTTAAATTCATTCAAGAAGGATCTACTAAGAAAGATCCTGTACAGTTAATAGAACTTCGTCAACTATTTATAAATACAATTGGACACAGTTATCTGTCTCTTACTCAGGCAGATACTAAGGATATAGTTATTCGTACTTTATAAATTAAGAGAAGATGGCAAAGAAAAGAAAAAAATTACCCGATTTAAGTAAACAAGATATTTTAACACCCATAGATTTAACTCAGTTGGGAACTAACGGTGATGTTTGCTTCGGAGTTGGCTATGATCTATCTACTAAAGAATGTAAATTATGCGGAGACTCAGAACTATGTGCGTTCAAGATGTCCCAGAACTTGAACATTACAAGGAAAGAATTAGAACAGAAGAATCAATACAAAGATTTGGATGTATTAGAAGACACGGTGGGTATCAAGAAATACATCCGAGGCTTGATTCGGAAAGGGAAAGAGAAAAAAGAAATTATTTCAAAGACAGTTGAGAAATTCGAAGTACCAAGAAAACGTATTAGAGAACTTTATAAAGAGTGTACTAAATAATGAAACCAATAGAGATGATATGGGCTATGTTCAAGGTATACCTTAACAACCCAAACTATTTTGTAAAGCAAAGTGATGTACTTGCTAATTTATGTATGGAGGGTTCTACCGATGTAATCAGGATGTGTAATTCATTGGGAGTACATGTTTCTAGACCCGAGAAATTAACCTTTGGACAACTTTTACGTAAATGTAATATATTATGAACAGATTTAGATTTATCAAAGTAAGGGGGGTAGTATCTCCCAACAGAGCAAACCCAAATGATGCTGGGTTAGATTTTTATGTACCAACCAACCTGACTTCAGAAGATATCCATTCTAAGAATGGGTTCGATTCAGGAGGGTATGATTTAGATGTTCCTTTTGGTGAAGTCTTTGTAAGGCATATAGCTTTAAAACCAGGTCATCGTATACTTATCCCATCGGGTATCAAAGGTTTGCTAGAACCTCCTGCATCTATGTTAATGGCAGCAAACAAATCTGGTATAGCTACTAAGAAAGGATTAATCTTTACTGCCGAGATAGTGGATTCTCCCTATGTTGGAGAGATACACATTGGAGTATACAACACTTCTCAAGAAGCCCAGGTTATTGAAGCTGGCCAAAAGCTGGTACAATTTATTCATGTTCCTATCCACATCACAGAGCCAGAAGAGATTCAACAAGAGGAATTCTATACTGAATCCCAGATGTGGGGAAGTAGAGGAGATAAAGGATTTGGTTCATCTCAAAACATAAAATAGTGGACATCAGGAATATAAATGAACAAGTGCCTCAGGTAGAAGAAACTGAGGCACGGATACTACAAGAAATGTATGATCTTGGGATAGAACAATTCTTTGGGTATAAAGGGGTAGAAAGGTTACCTGATTATCCTTTAGATATAAATAACCCAAAGAACCAAGTTATTCTAAAGGATTTCATTGGTAGAGTTATTGAGGAATTAACCGAAGGATTTGAATCTACCGATGAAGTAGTATCTATATATCGTGATTATGGATGGAATAATGATTGCTTAACTTCAGAAGAATATACTCAGGTATTAAACCATCTAGCAAATGCAAACGAAGAACAAGCAGATGCTTTGGGATTCTTCTTTACTTTGCTTCTGTATTCTAATATATTGCCAGAGGATATATTAAGATACCAAGATGCAAAGAGTTTATTTGAGGTAATGGCAATTGGGGTTAAAGAACTACTTATCAAGTATCCCGATCATCGAAGTGTAAGGAAATATCCTATAATAACTCCTATGGATATAGATAGATCAGAATGGGACAAAGTAGTTTCATATACTCCCGGTTTTCATGAAATGAGCGAAATATCTCATGAAAACGAGAAGTTATATTTATGGGAAGTGATCTATGAACTAAATAAAGCAAGGAATTTCCTTAAGTGTAGACCTTGGAAACAAACTCAAGTGATGACTAAAGAAATCGACTTTCAGGAATCTTTGGTAAAGTCATTCTATCTCTATATGGGATTCTTGGCTATGAATGGGTTTACTCCTTACGGATTATTTAGTTTATTCTTTAAAAAACAACGCCTTAATTTATGGCGTCAAAAATCAAACTATTAGCATGTCAGGTTGGAACCGTAAGCTAGAGGGACTTCAACTTAATCCGGAGGAGTCCCTCCATTCGTTAGAATTTGCTACTTCACAAGAGGCATGGGAAAAACTCAATGAGGGATTCCTAAGATTAGATCCTGCTTTATTTGAAAAGGGGGCTATGGCTAACAGTGGAGTAGCAGTAGTGTATAATGTATTTATAAAAATACGAAAAGCCTGGGTAGACCCAGAATTTGATTATGGTAGATGTTTCAATTACAAAGAAACTAAGTGGACTAGCTTATTGAATAATTACATAGATTTTAATAAGCTTGACTTATTGCGTAGTAAGCTGAGAGTACTGAAAAACAAGTACAATCAGAATTACAATATAACCTATATATTTAACAATCATCATGATAATGGCAAACAATGTCTGATAGCTGCTACATTCTCAAAACGGTTTGGGGAAGATATACCGGTAATAACTATGGTAATACGAGCTTCCGAGATTACGAAGAGACTAATCTTCGATTTCCTCTTAATCCAGCGTATGTCAGAATACGTATACGGACCGGATCAGTCAGTACAAATCAACCTATTCGCAACTCAAATGTATGGAAACGTTGAGACACTCCTAATGTATCATACTCATAAACCTTTAAAGAAGGTACTTAAAGGGGCTGAAGAGAATTCTTGGAATAAGAGGATAAAAGAGATATGGAAAAAATTCCAAAAAGGTACAGAGAAAGAATTCTCTTCATTCAAGGTATTCTTTAGAAGTTTTAAAGTGCTTCGACCAGATTTATATGAGGAAACATATAAATCAATGAAAGCAAAAGAATTACTTCTTGAATATGAAGATATAGAATATCCCGAGAATGTAATATCTTACTCTCAACGTAAAGCCTATAAAAAGAAACTTTTATTAAAACAAAAGAAAAATGCGGATATACAGTAATTCGTTTGAGTTAATGTCTGAAATGGGCAGAGAACTCAACAGTTATGGTCAAACTGTAAAACCAAAGACCTATCAGAATAAGAGGATTGAAGGTAATGAGGATTTTATTACAAAAGAACTCATTTGCCAACAATATTGCTTAACTTCACTTGGAGACCCAGTATGGTTATTCGTATTCTCTCATTCAAAGGAGTGGGCAGATGCTGAGTTCCAAGAAAGGATTAATACTTCTGAGGTAATTAACCCGGGCAAAGCTTGGGAATTAAGAAAAGACTTATGGGAACAGTTTTTGGTAGATGGTAAATTTGATTATACCTATAACGAAAGGATGGCAATTCTTCCATATACTATACAATTACTAAGATCAGATTCTGATACTCGTAAAGCGGTATTACCTATATTTAATGGTAATGGTGAAGATGATACTCTTTATTACCATGGTAATAAACGTATCCCATGCTCAATGTATTATGATTTCCTTATCCGTCAAAATGGCAAAGGAGAAAAGGTATTACATATTTGTTATCACCAAAGAAGCTCAGATTTTGTTCAACATTTCGGTAACGATGTATATCTTGCATGGAGATTAATGGAATATGTAGCTAAAGGGGTTGGAGTAAAACCTGGTTATTTGTATCATACAATCGATTCTCTTCATGCTTATAAGAAAGATTGGACAGCATTAGCCTCTAATCTGGAAGACTTACAAGAGAAATACTAATAATAAGGGATGTATCTACTACTGGTGGGTATGTCCCTCTTTCTATTTTAAAACATGGAGACACGGTATACAATAATAAAAAATAAGAGAGAGCTTAAGAAACTTATTGCTTGTTGTAAAGCTACAGGTTATGCTTGCTGTGACTACGAAACAAATGCAGAACCCATATATAATAGGGGTTTTAAGCCAACTATACTCTCAGTATCCTGGATGCCAGGGTTTGGTGCTTCCATTCCTTTAGACCATTTCGAAACAAAAGATTATACATCTCCAGGGTGGAATTGGAAAAAGATGCTAAGGAAATTTGGGGAAGAGGTAATTGAGAATTATGACATTGTAAAGGTTGCATGGAACTGGAAATTTGATGACCAGATTAATCAAAAGTATCATATCTATTATAGAGGTACATGCTTAGATGGTATGCTTGCAAAA